AAACTGTACAACTTCGCCGACAAGGACAATGTGTTGGTGTTTGATGACTGTGACTCAGTACTGTTGGATGACCTTTCTCTGAACATATTGAAGGCGGCGTTGGACTCTAAGAAGAGCAGACGTATACATTGGAACACGGATTCATTCAAGCTACGTAATGAGGGTGTTCCGGATTCTTTCGAGTTCAAGGGTTCCGCGATATTCATTACGAACATCAAGTTCGATAACGTTAAGAGCAAGAAGCTTAGGGATCACCTGGAAGCACTTGAGAGCAGATGTCACTACATTGATCTAACCATTGATACTGAGCGAGAGAAGATGCTGAGAATCAAGCAGATCACTGGTGATGGCATGCTTAACGAATACATGTTGGGCGAAGGCGTTGTGGACGATATCGTTGACTTCGTTGACATCAACAAGAAGAGATTACGTGAGCTATCGTTACGTACGGTGCTCAAGGTAGCAGACTTAGCTAAAGCATTCCCTGATAGATGGGAAGCTATGGCGGAGAACACCGTGATGCGTCGAGGCTAACTCCGCACACGGATTGAAGCAGGACTATCTTAGCCCTCACGTTCTGCTTCACACTAGCCCGGGTCAGGACATGCCCTCGTCCATATGGCCCGGGCTTTTACATTAGGGGTTGACAAAACACACGATCAGACCTTATAATAATATTATAATTAGAAGGAAGGGCACTATATGACATACATGATGGACAGATGGAACGAAGGCGATGTTAGGTTTGTTGACGGAGCTGTTGGTTGGATTATGAAGGATGGAGAGTTCCGTCCGCTTATGAGTGACGCTGTAGCTGAGCTACATGACGCTGGATACATAAGCTCAATAACAGTAGAGGCAACACGCATAGCTAGGGACAAGTACACACAGCGAACACTGGCTGAGTATGCTGTGGCACAGCAGAACCGTACACCAGAGCAGATAGCAGAGGAACGTGCTGAAGCTAGGGCCGCTATGGGTCCGGGTGTGGACATGGTCAACATGTTTACGGGCGAACGCTACACAACATAGGGGTTGACATATAGCATATTGATGCTATTATATAAGAGTAATTAACAACAACAGAAGGGCTAAACACAATGACAATGCTAGTAACAGGTTATACAAGTAAGAAGGAACTTAAGGCAAGCATAGGCGAGCAACTACAGTACGAGGAGACCAGCATGTTTGGTCCGGAGTACAAGAGCACAGGTAGCTTTGTAGTAGCACACCGTCCGCTAGTAACAGGGCTTAAGGGACGCGAGTTCTTTGCTAAGGTTACAATGGCAGACGATAAGATTGCGGCAGTTTCATAACACAAAATAAAATAAAAATAAAAAGGTCCTTCGGGGCCTTTTTTTATGACCGAGAGGCAGAGAAAAAAAATTTCTTTCGAGAGGCGTGAGGCATAGTAAGTTGTGCAACTTGAGCTAGTAGCTACGAGCTAGGTGGTGTCAAATCACCAACCAGATTCTGTAAGTACTTCTTATAAATTTTCCGCGATCAATATTTTTTGGGCACAGGACCCATTTCGGACTACTCCACGTAGCCAGTTGGTCTACTACGCAGTTTCCTATACAGCATTGGTAGATATATGCCTATTGACACTGATCCCCAGTATACTGCTAACAGTAACGAGTACAGCTTCCAGTTGTCAAAGTCTAGATAGTAGCCCAGTGCTATGAATCCTATCCAACTCCAATCTGTAAAACCGTGTATACGCTTGATGCGTTCTCTTCCGAATCGTTCGTGTAACTGTTTGCGTTTACCCGCAAACCAAGGTGATACATGTCTAAGTATAACGAAACCTTCGTTAAAAAACATTATGGTGTATCCTATAGCAAATGCTATCATGTTATGCTCCATTTAAACTTCTGTTTGTTCATTATAACTCCCTGTTCACCGTATACACACACAGTAGCATGTTCAGTAAACTCATTCCAATCAAAGAACACCTTATCACACTCAGGACAACAACACCAACCTATCTTACTGTACAGCTTGTGTTCATCGCTGAAGTGTTGCTTTAACGCATCTGGTCCAGTAGGTGTCCGTAGTTGCTTAGGAATGGCTTTGGATCCTTTGGGTCGCAACCCACCGCTTGAAGCATTCTTACGCCCTTTTCTGTCAACCATATGTGTCCTTCCTTGTTGGTACCAATATAGCCCTTGTCGTAGTAGGGCTGTAATCTTTTCATTGCCTCTTTTTCTGCCTTTACCCAATGACCTGATTTAGCGTTGATGATCAGCTTGTAGTCTTCGTACTTCAAGTCTGGATCTTCATACTGTGCTAGTTGCTGTGGTGTCATACTAGATCCTCCTTACAGTACTTATCAGTGACGAAGTCTTCTGATGCCGTCCTGGCCAAATCTCCGCTACCGTTACTACGCTGATCGCTAACGCTTCGCGTTTGTCTAAATCTGGCTTAACCGCTTCGCGGCCGTTTTTAAACCGCTGGAGGCTCCGCCTGGAGTAAATATACACATGAGCAAACTTAAAGAACTTACATGGGAAAACCACAAGAAGGCTGAACGCATGACACATGCTCGTAAGCTACTCAAGGGCATGGAGCCAGGAGAATACTATCGCTTTGTGTACAACCAATCGGTACAGTACGGAGCGTTGGAAGAACAAGCACGATCAAGAGGACTGTTGGCGGGCATTGAATCAATAGCACGTCTGGACAACATGCGCCAGGATCTAGCTGAACTGGAAACACAGCACGGATACACGCAGGACCCAGATCTGCTCACACCCGTGGTTGATGAGTACGTGGACTATGTAAAGACACTGGACGATGAAGGCATACTAGCACACCTATACGTAAGGCACTTTGGAGAACTGCATGGCGGACAGATGATCAAGAAGCGAGCACCAGGATCAGGAACCATGTACGACTTTGATGATGCTCCTGGAATCATAGCCAAGGTAAGAGCCAAACTGCATGATGGCATGGCTGATGAAGCCAATGTGTGTTTCGAATACGCAATGCGTACATTTCAAGAGCTGGATCGTTGATAGTTTTTGGCTACATCCTAGTAGCAGTATGGATCACTACCACTGGTGACATACAAGGCGAAGCAGTGGATTACTTTTACTCGGAAAGCGACTGCTGGGAAGCAGTGGCATATGAATGGGAAAACAGAACCATTGGCGAGAGCTTTACCTGTATAGCAGAAGGCGTAAACGAAACTCCCTAGACATAAACATGGTGTTTAAAACGCATTTAAACGCCTTTTTAGCACGTTCAAACAGTAAACAGCATAACTGTACTCAGAATCACAAGAACCATGAAATAAGAGCCATTTAGGTGGGAAAACCATAGGCGACAGATGTCTGTCGCCATGGTGTGTTTTGAGCCTTGCTTTTTAGAATTTCTTCTTATAGCTTAAAAACCAAGTTCTACCGTTTTGATTGTAGCCGTCTGGTTTTTGGTAATCTTCATCAGTCACGTTCATTAAACTGGCAGTGATTGATGTTGATTCATCGAAGTTTATTGAATGGTGTAGGTCAAACAGATGTACTCCTGACATGTCCTTACGGGCATAGGTGCTGGCATCTAGATCAACATGCTCACCAGTGTATGCGTGGGTCACAGTGGTTGTGAACTTGCCTGTCATCTCCTGCCTTACAAAACTTTGATTGAATGACCATTTTGGTCTACGTAAAAGCTGTGTACCGCTTGAGTCTTCAGCAATGCTCCAGTGTGCTCCGAGGTTGTGTTGCCACTCGTTGTTAAACGCATAGTTGTAGTTTGTTTCCAATCCCTTGCGTTCGCTAGTGCCTGACACGTTCGAATACGTGGAGTTACCATACGTGATGGCATTGTCGATGTCCGTGGTGTAGTATACCATGTCAAATCTCTTGTAGGTAAAGCCAACGTCCAAGGTCTTGCCTTTTTCTACATCCAGCGTCGGGTTACCCGAGTAACCATAACTGTCCGCACCGTACTTTTCATACAGGGTAGGTGTTCGCACACTATTGCTCCAATTGGATCTCAGTTTGAGATCTTCGGTCAACATGTAGTATCCGCCCAGCTTGTATGTGTAGTAGTCATCATAGTCTTCCAAGTGATCCAAACGTACTCCTGAACTGATCATTCCGTTCTCTACCACTCTCCAGTTGCTGTTTACAAAGTAACCAGTGTTCCAATGATCAGCGTCAACTGAACTGGTGTATGATCCTCTGTTATTAAACTTGGCTTCCTGGCTTTCGTATTCTATACCTGGAACTATGTCTACGTTGTCCTTGACGATGGTTTGGCTCAACAGTATGTTTGTGCTGTTACTGTCATACTCATCTATCTCTGAACCGTTAGTGTATGTTCTATCATAGGTTGTGTGTCCAATAGCAAAGTCCATGTGTCCGTGCTTGTTGTTCTTCTTACCTATAATTTGATACACGTTGTTCTTGTTGTTAGCAACATAGTCCGGATCATCTGAGCTACCATCAAGGTCACTGTCGTTATCCTTGTGTAGTATGTTTGTTTTGATATGACCATCTTCTAATCTCGTGTAAGTTCCTATGCTGAAGTTACGCACAGAATATCCGTCGTCTTCAGTTCCTTCCTTAACACTGATACCATCACTGTCCGTACCACTTGCTGTTATAAACAAATGTGTACCGTTCTTGGTTTGATTGTGTACTCGCAGTTCCATACCTTTTGTGTTGTTTGATCCTGCCTTAAATGTTATTGAGTTTTCATAAAACTCACCTGTGATAAAGTTAACAACTCCACCTATTGAATTTGGTCCTACCATAGCACCGCTTGGATTTTTTACGATCTCAATTGCTGATATGCTAGACATAAAGTCTTGTCCAAAGTCATGTAGTCCGTTTGTGGTAGAAGCGTCCTTTATAGGCAATCCGTTCATTGTTACCAATGTGTGATTGCTATCACCCCCACGCATGAACAAACTTACGTTCTGTCCTGTTGGTCCACTCTGGGTCATACTTAATCCAGTTACTCTATTCACTGCTTGTACGAAGTCCTGAGTGTTCTCTACTTCCAATGTGTACTTGTCTACGTAATCATATGTCGTAGTAGCCGTTGCTTGATCAGTATTACTACGAGTCAAGTAGATGGTAATCTCCATCATAGCTGAAGCCACACTTGAATAAGTTATTCCTAAAAATAGAAATATTAAAAATAGTTTACGCATAAATCCTCCTTTGTATCGTAACTATTGATTTTATAATCAAAGTGTAAAATAATGTGCCTGTTAGTGTGTTAGCAAAGAACGGTATAGCCGCTATGTAACATGCTATAAGTCCTTGCCAAGTTAATCCATAATATCCTGTAAGCCATACAGCAAAGTTGGTAATCACAAAAAACAACACACTAGCAGTTGATCCTGCTAGGTATGCGTTGTTGATGTACCTTGGTATGAAACTACATAATGCTATGGACATGTATACCACCCCCAACGTACTGTGCCAACCAAAATATAAATCGCTTAACATCATTGAACCTAATGCTATTGCTATTCCTGATAATGTTGCTCCTGTAATCATTGGAGCCATTACTGCTACTGCTAGTATTGGTGTAAAGTTGGGTGGGTGTGGTATTATTCTACTCAAGGCGATAGTAGACACGAATACTATCAAGTAAAATAAATTTTTGCTCATCTTTTCTATACTATACTACGAGTTGGTTGTTTTGTCAAGTACTTTCGGTAAAGCACTCTTTTGGTAACGAGTTACCAGGTCCCTTTGCTTTTTCTATCAGTTCAGGTAGTAGACCCGGGTGTGATAGTTTTTGTTTGTGTGTTAAGAAGCCTGTTTCAAACCCAGACTCTAAATCTAATTCTTTCTTATTGCTTATACTTTGTATAATTTTCTCAGCGAATATAGAATGGTTAGCAAGTGTCATATGATTTGCTCTAGTATCTATACTTTGATTATACCATAACAACATCTCTTCTTCGGATGTAAATTCTCTATCACATACATGGAAAGTCATGTTACCTATTACCGGTATAAGGTCTGTCCACTCGATGTTTAAATTAAAACTTGGAATCAGCAGTAGGTGTAATTCGTTTTCAATCTGCTTTACACGTATGCTGTCAATCATTTGTTCTATACGCAATTGATCTATATCATCACGTTGTAGGTACAGCCAATAGTCCATAACAGCTCTATACTTTTCTGGCTCAGCAGTTTCAAGGGATTTAGCATCGTGTGTTTCTGTGATACTAGCTAGATTGCTTAGATGAGGTCTGTCTTTGAAAAACCATTGACGTGAATGTTCTGTTGTAAAGAATATTACAATGTCACCTGGCTGTTGTTTGTCATCACGGAACTGCATAGCACTCCATTCATTTGATGAACCAGCACAGGCTTGGTTGACTACTCTATCTATTCTCAAGTACCCTGCTAATTGCCTTTGCCAACACCAATCTACTTTCCAGTCAACAGCAAAGCTATCACCATATATCCATAATGTTTTAGTCAATGTTTATCTCCGCTGTTACGCTGTCCATTCCTACGTCTTCGCATTTCTTTACCCATTCGCCGTTTGGATCTATTATACCACTAGGACATTGTATCTTTTCATTTGTTTGTTCACCCTTCATATCAGTACATGCTGAACTTACAACCGTGTGTACGTTAAACTGTCGGCTTAACAATCTAAGATGTGATTCGTGGTAGTTGTATACAAGTTCGTCATGTTTATCTGTACAACAGTTTACAGAAACAAAAACTATTCTCGCTCCATGCTGACTTATTTCTCTATAAAAATATGGATTACCCTTAGGACTTACCTGTGGAAAGGCCCATACGTCATTACAAATTAATGCCGACGCTTTGAATTTATTAAGAGGGTCAAGGTAAAAGTATCCACACGTATTGCCGGGGGCATAAAAATAATACTCACCCATAGCATCTATATTATTAGTTAACAGTTGTTTATTGTATACCCCTATACATATTCCTTCTCTATAAACACGTACCTGGTTATAGGGTAAGCCGTCTGGCTCTATATGCCCAGTGCCTAATAGTAAATTTCTTTTATTATCTAGTAAATGTTTTTCAAGTTTAGCCAGGGCCTCGTTGTAATCTTTATTCTTCTGTTCATGGGTCTGATTCAAACAGTACCCACTTAAACTACCTTCTGGAGTTAGTATCCAATCTGAATCCTTATTGGTATCTATTACGTCTATCAAACATTCTAAGTTTTCTTTTACTTCTGCGAATACAGGCTGTTGGCTAGTTGTTATTTTCATTTTGTTATTCCGTGTGGCGCTGGCTTTCCGTCTTTACCTAAATTTACAAATACAATTTTGTCAACACTTGTAATTGTTTTCTCTGTTCTCTTATTTCTTACATCACATTGTACTGTAATACTTGTCTTTCCAAGTTCAACAGTTTCCATTCCTATTTCGATTATGTCTCCTCTAATAGCACTATGATGGAAATCTATATTACTCATGCTTCTAGTAACCACTCTGTCATTATCTAATTGACAACTACAGTATATGTATGCTTCTTCGTCTATCCAATCTAACACACGCCCACCGAACAATGTTCCGTTACTATTAAGATCTTTATGGGCAATCATTTTTCTTGTAAAGTATTTCATTTTTTTATTTTTTTTATTATCCAAGTTATAAAGGCCATTATCGCAGTTACTAATACACCAATGCCTATTTTCATTTAAACTTTTTCTTCTTGTGAAATATTCTTGCGTATGCGTTTGTTAGGAAAAATTTAAGACTTGTATCTCTTTTTACATTTTGCTCATCAACAATAGTTTCCATTTCCCATTCATCTCTCTTGAAAGGTAAAACCTGCATAATAGGAGTACCTGGAGGTATGATTACTTTTTCACCTGCCTTAGTATTCATATGCCCAGGCCAGTTACTCCAAGGTACATCAATTACATCAGTATCAACTATCCCTGGAAATAAAGTAAATCTTTTTTCAAATTGGTAATATGGTGGTTGTATCAAACATGAATATCCTGGAGGTGTTTCTATGCGCCACGGAACAGAGAAAGTAATATAATCTCTCCGTTCATCTTCGTTCACATGTATAGGACATTGTTCATGCATGTGACCTTCTTGTGGTTCTTGATTTTCCCACGCATCTGGAAATCTTCTTTGAAACGCAGTAATTTCTTCTTCTCCTGAATTACTTGGCCTTATTCCAGAGTGTATTTCCATTTCAACTGGATTGTAAATAATATACCCTGAAGTGATATGATCATATATTGGCATACACTTCTTAACTGTAGGAGGAGATGTCATAGGCTCACCTAGCCATCCACCTAGCTTATTATACCAATCAGGCCTTTCCTTACTTGCTGGAACAGGCGGAAAGTGTTTTGCTACATGCCTGTCTCCACATATAAATTTAATTTTCATTTAAATCTCTTTTTGTTATGCATCATTCTAGCATAACCATCTTGTTGTGTATTACATATTGTATCTTGTAACATCATACTAGTATCTATCTCAATAGACATATTCCAATCTTCTCTTCTGAAAGGAATAATCTGTGCTACAGGCTCGCCGGCTTTTATTGTAAAGCTATGTTCAAATATTTTAGCAGGCCAATTATGCCACGGAACATCAATTACATCAGTATCTATAACTGCTGTCATTACTTCAAATCTACTATCAAAATGATAGTATGGTTTTTGGATAATACATGAATATCCCGGAGGTGTTTTTATCTGCCAAGGTACACTTATTACCATGTAATCTTTTGGTTGCCCAATAGGACATTGAGCAAATGGATGTCCTTCTTGTTCACTAAATTCTTTCCAACCATCAGGATAGTATCTGGAGAATCCTTCTGTACCTTCATCAAAATTTGGTTGCGTATGTATGTCTTGATCGACTGCGTTGAACATAATATAACCGCAAGTCATTGCGTCATACACAGGCATACATTTCTTTACAGTAGGAAAAGTTTTTTCATTATCTAGATACGTATCTAGTTTTGAATACCAGTCTGGTTTAAATGTGTTAGCAGGCACAGGCGGAAATTTTTGTGCTTCTTCTTTACCACAAGTAAACTTTATGTCAATCATCTCCACTCCGCAAATGTATAACTTTTAACATCACTACTATCTATGTAGTCCGAATTATTAGAATGTTTTACTCTTCCTGATCCATGTACTATGTCACCATCTCTATAAGCAAATGGTTTTTGGATTACCACATCAATGTATTCTCCGTAGTCTATACCTAGTGTAAGAAAAGTAACCCAGCGTCCTTTCTTACCACGATAGCATCTACCATTTGCTATTACACCTGAGAACTCAACACGATCCATCCATTGTTGTTTTACTCCAAGTCTTTTCGGAAAGCCATGCCACCACCAACCTGATTTAGTTGGAATGTTTAGTCTATGTGCTTCGCATTGATATACCCATGATCGATAAGATCCTTGACAATGTTTTATGTTTGCTTTCCAAAACTCTTTTTTATTATGAGCCTTTTGATATGCTAATGCCCATATAAGACGTCCAAGATTAACAGCATGGGCTCTACATAGTCCAAACCCTGATAGTTCTTGTAGTGCGGCCATAGCTTCTTGCTTACGTGGATGTCCGCCCATCTTCTCTACAAACTCAAGTATCTTCTCATCATTCTTTTTAGCAAAGGCTCTACGATACATATCAGCTTCGTACATGTCTACACCTATGATGTTTGATATAATATCTATAGCGTCATCTTCAAACACGATACTGTCCTGTACTGCTTCTTGTGACCAGTCTTGGAACATAGCGGCCTTTTGTCTACCACTCATTGCTACTGGTCGTATCATAGCTGTAGCAAATACACAGTCGTATACTGACTTAGGTTGTAATGCTCTAAACAGTCTACGCATCGCAGGAGACTCTCCTTGTGTAACACCTAGCACATCTCCTCTACAGAGTAATTGACTTGTAGCTTCATCTTGTTCAGGATAGTATTCTAGTTTTGTTATTTCGTCTATTTCTAATAGTTGTGATAATCCTCTGTTTGCTAATATGTCAACTTTCAAATGTTCTAGATCTTCTACTTCGTATTTGTCTAGCAGTATTTGATTGTCTTGTGATATTAAACTCTTAGGTAACTGTCTTGTAAACATAACTATGCCACCACAATGTTTTGATATAGCTCGTTTCTTTCCTATTAGTTTTCTTTCAATACGTTTTGCTTCTCTTGGATCAACTCCAACTGATTCATATGTAAAGTTGCGTGGAAGATTGCCTTTGGCTCCTAATCGTTTAGCCGCTTCCTTCCTAGCACTCTTTTCTCTAAACATAACATAGTTTGATAGTCGAGCAGTCTTGCCTGGCCATCTTTTAAATATTCTATTCATTACTTCGAGTTGTTGCCAATGCTGAAAGTCAATGTCAACATCAGGCAAGTCGTCACGTAATGGATTCATAAAACGTGCTACGGGTATATTCCATTTGATAGGATCAACATCGGTTATACCTAGTAGATAGCAAACCAAACTGCTACCTGCTGAGCCACGAGTCATGTGTGTGAGATCTTGGGTGATATCTATTATATCGCAAATTTGTAGGAAGTAATCAGTAAATCTCTGATTAAGAATAAGTTCAAATTCTTCTGCTAGCCTTATCTTATAATTTTCTTTATCCGGTACTGGCCTTTTAAATCTATCCAAGAGTAGTTGTATGTTTTCTAAGTCTGTTTTCATTATAGCCTCCAATTGCCTAAGTGCCTAAGCAGAGTATTTATGATCGGCTAAAGATGGCGTCGGTGGCTTTTTGGATTGTAACTCTTGGCTTAATTTCTACTTCTGCTGTAACGCTGTCCATGCCTTTGTTCTTACATTTCACAATCCAATTACCATCTGGACCTATGATACCAGACGAACATTGAATGTAATCTGTTTCTTTATGTTGGACAGTTGTAGCACTATTTGAATGAACAATATAAAACCCAAACTCTTTGGCAAAGATTTGTAAATGATTTTCGTTCCATACTTTTGCTAATGGATCTAGTTCTTCTCCGTTACAATTAGATGCTACAAATAATACATCAACATTGTTCTTAGCTAACTCAATTGGTAGATAAGGATTGCCCTTAGGAGCACTTCTTGGCATACACCATATGTCATTACAAATAAGAGCAGATGCTTTTACTTGTTCATGTTCATCTAAATAAAAGTAACTAGGAACCTGTCCAGCTAGGTAACTATGTAATTCACCTCCGCCTTCCCATCCTTGCGTAAGTAATCTTTTTTTATAAACAGATACATGTTCACCTGCTTTGTTATAAAATAAAATTCCGTTATATGGAAAAGTGTCTTTGCCTCTTATGCTTGAACCAATACCTATGCCCACTCCTAGTTCTTTAGCTCGTTCTGCTATCTTTGTTATAGCTAGTTCTACATGCTGTACTTGAACAGTCACGGGTTGATATAACACAGGCGGCTGACAATATCCGCTTACGGCACATTCAGGAGTAAGTATCCAGTCTGTGTCTTTGTTTGCCTCTATCATATCCAGAGTACATTCTAAATTTTCTAACGGTTCTCTAAAGACAGGTTGTTGGAATGCTGTAAGTTTAATCTTCATCATCGCCTCCTAGATTTGCTAGGAACGATCTTAGTTTTGTAGAATCTGCTTCTGCTTTTATCTTACCAACACTATCACCTGTCTTAGGATTAACATCAGCTTCTACAACTTCTTTGTCTTCACCGGACATTGTGTTACGTTTTAATCCTTCATATATTGTAGACTTACGTTTATCAAACTCTTGATAATCATCATCTTCTGCTAAGTCTCGGATCCGTAAACTGTCTACGTCAAATTCTAAATCTACCTTACTGCCAACACCACTAGAACTTCTAGTCTTCATAAGTTGTATTTGATACCTGCCACGTTCACGCATAGCTCTACTTGTAAAGATTCCAATAACATTGTCAGCAGTTTGTATCTTACTTAAACCACCACTGATGTGCGAATGATCAAATTCAATTTCTTCAACACTTGCTCTGTTTAACTGCGATGCTGTAACGAACACACAGTTAAGTTCCATAGCCAAGTTACGTAGTTCTTCAGATACAAACTTATCTTTGATAAACAAGTTCTCAGCACTAACTTTAGCACCATTAGGCATTAACAAATCTAAATAGTCAATTAGTAAAACATCAACTTTCCTATTCATTTTTATTTCATATTCTTTTAAGTAAGCTCTAATATCATTAGGAGTCTTACCACTAGGCATATATTTGACTTGTAATGCTCCTGCCTTCTTACCAATCATTTTTACTTTCATTTCAACTTCGTCAACATCTTTAAAAATATCTCTTGTTGGTATATCAGTAACCATACTGTCTACACGCATACTAACCAAGTTCTCTGAAAGTTCAAGTGTAAGATATAATACATTCATTCCTGCTAGTGCCCAGTTGACTCCTAAGTTTGCTAAGAACAAACTCTTACCAGCGCCACTACCACCAGCAAAGATATTAAGCTCGCCTCTATTAAAGCCGCCAAATAATTTCTTATCTAAACTATCCCAACCTGTACTCACTTGTCCATTGTTACTCTTAATTGCTAAAAGTCTTTCTTTAGGATTCAACCAATAGTCTGTTCCTAAGTCTTTTTGTAAACCTATTTGTACAGCATTTTTAATCTTCTGTTCAACAGGACCATATTGTCCTTTTTCTAACAAGTCAGCACTTTCAAGTATTGCTTTCTCTAAAGATTTATGTCTAGTAAATGTTTCAAAGTCAGCAAGTAGCCAATCATAGTGACTTTCTTGTAAACCTGTTGGCACTTCTAAGTTTACTTGGCTGGCCGCATTGACTATTTCTTGTGTAGGCAAAACATTATGTTCACCAACATATTCATAAATGAACTGTGCCGCTTTTTGTAATCTTCTATCAAATAAACTGTGATCAAATACACCTTGACATCTTACAAAACTTTCAGCGTCACTCAGCATCATCTCGAGATATACTTTTTGTATATCATATCCATAGTCAGTGTTTTGCTTCATCTAATGCCTTTACCAATTCTTCTAATGTTTCTATAAATTTATATACCACTGCCTTCTTCTTTGCTTCTGGTAGATCTGAACCGAACCTTACAGCATGTAACAGTTTTGGATACTCTCTATTCAATTTTTTGTTTACTTCATCCAAAATAAAAGTTCATCAATCCCATTAGTAATACAGTTGCTAGAGCACCGTTCAACATTGTCAAAGCTCTATCGTGCCATAACATGCCCACCCAAAGCCAACCTAATGTACCTACCAAACTAAACCACAAATCAATAAGTGGAATAGTGCCTACACTACGAGCCGCTACGGCTGTTAGTATAAAGAAGCTGGCTGTCCATTTTACATACCAAGACAAATCTCCTTTAGGCGTAACCTTCTTGAACACTCTTGTTGAATTCAACTCTTTTATCTTTTCATCTAATTTTTTATACACTTCATTCATATTAACTAGTATACCATATCTTGTCATTATAGTCAACCTGTTTTTTGATTCTGGTTAATACTGCTCCAATACAACTACCTGGATCTCCAGGGTTTTTTGGAACATACAAGTTTTTCCAATCTGCTTCAATCTTTTGGTTGGCTGTTTTATTTAAAGCACAACCTCCTGTAATGATTAAATTTTTACTTGGTAGTTTTTTCTTACACCAATCACTATTTGATTTCAATATCTTTTCATAAACGGCCTGTGTAGCAAATGCCATTTCAATATTATCATCTAGTTCAGGAAGTATATGTTTGCCTCCTCTATGTAGATTGATGTTAAAATGTACTCCTGGCATACTACCGTCTAGTTCTTCATTTACTAAAGTTTTCTCTAGTGCATTAACATAAGCACCCTTGGCTCCTTTAGCAAAATCAACTATTTTAAATTCTTCTTTGTTTGGTTCTAATCCACATCGCTGAGTCATAGCACTATAAAATAATCCTACACTATGTGGATATTTTTGAGAATAAACTTTCTTAAGTTTGTCTCCAACACCTTTCCATATTGTTAAACTTTCCCATTCACCTATACTGTCCATACAAAGTATAGTTGCGTTTTTAAATCCACTTGTATAATAACCGTAAGCGGCATGAGCATGATGATGCCATGCGTATTCTATAGGAGCATCAATACCCCAGTTGCTTAGATACTTGTCAATATTATTTTCTTTTGCTAGCCAACCTTGACCAGCCCACCATTGTCTTGTGGTTTTCCAAAAAGGTTTTTCGTACCATATAATTCTATCAGGTTTGCCATAGGCTTGGTTTGCGGCTTCTATCATAGTCCAATGGAAATCTGGATGGTTGTCTTTCATCTTAGCATGGTCAAAGTCTTTTGCCATACATGCCCATACAGGTTTATTATGTAGGAAGACTGCTAAACTAGCGTCATGGCTATTGCCTACCATTCCCCACGTAACCATTAACTATATTTCTTCCATAATTTATGTAACACATAAAACCATACAGAGTTTACTGCTGGTTCAATTATTGCTACAGCACCAGCTTCCCATATACTAGCACCTGTTACTAAACTTACAACAGTCATAGCAATTATGATGTGACCAATGAAAAATATAATAGCAAGTATCAAACTTTCATCCATCTTATCTTTTACGGCATTAACAATGCCTTTTGTTATTTCAGTCATCAATGTCCATCCCACCTTTCTATTTGTATATAAACGGATCTCGTTTTTGAAGTTCTTTTATCTTCTTTTGTAGTTCACGTTGTTTTTTCTTTTCCTTAAAAAGTTCTATATAGAACCTAATGGGAAATGTTATAAAATCCCAAAATGCTTTTAACCAAACCATTTCTTTGCTCCTAGCTTTATTTTTAGTTCATTAAATTCAGCACTACCTACAATAGTATGTAGTGTGTATATTTTTCCATATTTCTGAACAGCTTCATTTACATCTTTTATTTCTTTATCCCAGTTCGGCATACTAACTCCCCAACCTAGTTCTAAAGCCTGTTCAACTATTTTTTCTCCTGATTCATCTCTGTCAGGAACAACAATCACTTTAGTATTTAAACTATTAATCAACATAGCCTGTTGATCTTTGATTTCACTTCCTAACAAGGCTACACCTTCAACAGCAATAGCATCAAAAGGTCCTTCTACCACAACTGTGTATACACGACCATAACGTTGACTGTCTAAGTTAAAAACGTATCCTGGTTGTTGATCGCTTATGTACTTTGGATTTCCTTCTTTTATTTTTCTAGCTGTATATCCTACAACACGTTTGTCAGAATAGAAAGGAACAATCAGTCTATCTGAATATCCATTTAAAGGTGACCAATGAAAGTTATAATCATCAAAGTATAACTGCCGTGACTGTAAGTACTCAAATACTTTTAGTAAGTTTTTATCTACTCCTGTAGATTCCATAGCACGATAATCTGCCCACTCTTGTAAAGGCTTTGCGCCTTCAGGTAATTCTTTATTCATAAACTTGGGTAGTATAGTCTGGTCATTAGTCTTAAGTTCTTCAGTTTCTAAAACTTGTAAACTTATTTTTGTAATAGTATCATCAGGAATGTTAAGCCATTGCATCAATCTTTTCATTTTGTAGCTTATTCTTCTACCAGGCTTCCAACTTGCCGTGAAGCCACAATTAAAACAATGATAGCTTACACCTCCACCTTCGCCTGTTTTTACTCCTGCTCGTTGTCTTGTATCAGCACTAGTGCCATTATGTACACAACACGGAGCATTAAAACTTAACCAACCAGAAGGCGTTTGCTTACGCTTATGGGGCAGGTGAAATGTTAGGGTTTCATACACTATACTCATACATGTATTATAGTATAGAACTTTCAGATTGTCAACTAGTTTCTTATCAAAATCTTATCAACAGTACCAGAATTTCCAGATGAATTGGTAACTTTGAATCTTAAATTACTGAACACTCCATTAAAGTTCACATGGTGTGGTTGTGTTGGAGTTGCCAGTGTTTCGGTTGCTATATCAAACCAGCTTGTGGTATTGTTAGCATCTAGTGTACCTTGTACGATTACTGTGCCGTCAAATCCTGTAGTATAAAACGCCGCTGTATGTAAGGCACTATTACTATTGGTATGCGGTTCTCCATCTATGACGGAACTGATTCCATCAACAAATGTACTCACTGTTTTACTATCTATAGCACCAGGAAAAGCTTCGCTTGTAAGCTCTATAGTGCCAGTAATGCCGTATTGTGTATCAGAATAGGTAAGGGAGTTAGTGCCACTAGTGTTTGTAAGATATACGGTGTATGAAAGATATTGTGCGTCTAAGTTTATTGTATCAGCGTCTGTTATTGTTATTGTAAATTGTCCTTTATAGGAAGGCGTAGTTGTCTCTTTTATAGTTCCTATATATTTTTTTAATAATACATTATCCTCAGTAAAAACCTCTACATAAGGGGTATACGTATTAAGTATTGACACTGGTTTCTGATCGTGATTTTTCACTTCAAAAGTAATGACATTGTCTATTCCTTTTGCTATTTTTAAGTTTCTTTGATACACTTTTCTATACTCCGTTAGATTACCCGTGCCATCTAAGACGACCACGGTGTGATTTGTTAATAAATACCTTGACACTTGTTGCATAAATAACTTCCTTACTAGTGTATTTATTGAGATATGTTGAGAAAAGAGATAGAAGAAAAGTTCCCGTTTTTGTCCGTAGTAACATACGGTGGCCAAGAATTCATTGGTATAGTAAATAACCAAGACAATTTAACCACCACTATGTATGTTTACAGTGATGTACTTACGGCAAAAGAAAAAGCAAAGCTAGTAGAGCTAGGCGAAATATGGTGGTGGGAATCAAATAGGATGTTACCCATCAATATTTTTTTACGTAAAGAGATGGGTCCTTTTAAACACATACAAAGAACTATGAATAGCAAAGATGTAAAGGTTACTCATGGTCCTACTGTGAACCTAAATAAACTTACTGTAAAACGTATCAAAAGAAAATCTGTACAACTACTTAAAAAGCCAAAGTGATGAACTTAGAAGAAAGAGTTTTTAAGATTAAAAATAAATTAGCTGAACTTTATACTAGGCTTGGGTATAATGCTGATGGAAGTTCAAAGAAAACTAAAATCGATGATCGTCCTGCTTCCAACGAAGATAAGAAGTATAATCTACAAGCAAAACTAAAAACATTATATAAGAAGCAGTAAACAGAGTACCAAAGAAAGTCATCGGTACTAGTATTACCCAAAAGACCATCCTCCAAAGATATGAGCTAGCCAGTTCTCTTGGCACTTGCCAATCTATCCACTCTACGTCCTTCTTAGGATCCTTCTTCCTGTAATCTTTTACTTCCCAATCCATTTAGTTCCTCGCATATTAAGTTGATGTGTACCACAATAGCATGTGCGTATGCTACTGCGTGAGCCTTCTTAAAATAGTATCCGTCCTTAGGTTTAGTCCAAACACTTTGGAATATTTCTTCCCAACTTTTATCTTGAAGGTGTCTTTTTGCTGGTCGTATAATTGCTAGTACTGCCGCAAGTTGTTTTATGTTCTTTGGCTTTAGTTTCTTAATTAGTGAATGATGTCCAGACACATGAAAAACAAGATCACAAAAATCCTTTGTTTCTAAAAGTTCCCACATTGGTTCTTTATTCATAAGAGTTTTAAGATGGTCCTCATCTTTTACTTTTTCATATATACTTACGTTTAGAAAATCTAATTTAAAGTATCCTCTATCTTCTGCTGTTTCATAGTCAATAGTCGACAACATGTCTACAGGATTATGAGGTATCTCTGTTACATATACTCCCGTGTTATGTTTTTTCTTAGTGTCAAGTCTTGCTGTTCTGTGTTTTAGTTTTCCTAAAACATCATTTCTGTCAGCAAAGTCTATATCAATATCAGGCATCTTCCTTAGCCTTTATATGTTTGTAATCTAAATAATCTTCACACCATTCATAAAACGCACGATCAGTATCAGGCCAGCACTCAGCGAACACTGGATCTTTTCTATGTTCTTTAAATTCTGCCCTTACTTGTTTTTCAGTTAGTTGACTCATTCAGCCTCTGCTTGTGCTTGTGCTTTTTTAAATTCGATAGGTGAAACATAATTATCAAATGTTATTCCGTCTAAGTGATCTAATTCATGTAAAAAACACCTAGCATCATATCCGTATAGAGTTTCATTTATCTCTTTTCCGTTTTCGTTTATCCAAGTAGCTTTAATTTTTGAATGTCTTTTTACATACAAATTAACTTTTGGAAAACTTAAACAGCCCTCCCACATCTCTACTTCTGGATCAATTAATTCGACCACTTTCGGATTTATACACATGTTTACTCTTTCAGCACTTAAATTTTGTAGTGCCTCAGCATGAAATATAAACAGTCTCTTGTCTAACCCAACTTGATTAGCACTTAGGCCTATGCCTTTATGCTCTTTCATTACTCTATCCATTTCCGCTTTTATTTCATGTATGTCTTCCGGAATGTTATCAGGATCCATAGGTTCTATTTTCTTTTGTAGCCATTCATTTGGCGCTTTTATAAGTTCTAGTTTCATAAGAACAACCTCCATAACGCAATAGCATTCATTATAGTAAACCACGAACAAAGAACTATTACAAATGCCGCTTTTCTAATTATAGCACTAATTATTCCTAATATACTTCCTACGAAATATAATGGAATAAAGATTTTTGTAGCAGGAGCTAAAACGGTATAAGTCAGTATAGCACTAGCACTTATTAAGAATGTTGCTTCTGCCATTTCGCAAAAGAAAGCAATTTTGCTGTTCGTGTAACTTTCTTTTACAAATTTTTTTATTACTTTAAACATTACTTATCCTCATAAAAATAGTCGACTACAAAAATTCTTTTGTTGTCTCTTACAGGATAGCTACCATGTAATACTGTGCTTTTGAATATTAACATATCGCCTCTGTTTGGTTTGTAACATAAATCATGAGTGTTCCCTTCTCCATCATATAGGTAGGCAAACGTTCCTCCATGAAAGGTTGTAGTATCTGGATCGCTATCAGTAAGATAAACCACAGCACTTATTTTCTTTACATTAGGATCACCATGTCTGTGTGCCTTTTGCCAGCCACCTTTTTTGTATTCTATGATCCACAAAGCACATAGATCAGTAAGTGTAATAGGAAGTCCAACTTCGTCTATAATACCTTGTAAATGCGGTTTAAACTTCCATTCGTTGACATAAGCATCAGGATGAATATTAAATTGTTTACCTCGATATGTACTTGTTTGATCACTAACATCTTCTCGTGTTTCACTAGGAAAAACTTTTTTATCCCAATGAAAATCAAATTCTTCTTTGTCTTCGTAATGAGACTCTATTATCCATTGGTGTATGTTTCCTAGTAAATGTGTTTTCATAATTTTGATTCCTTAGCAACTTCCTTTACAACTTCTACATCAGCTTGTTTCTTTCTAAACTTCATTGCCCAATGCTTTGGATCTATAACTGTGTACACAAACTCTAATTGTTCATCATTAAACTGTGATAGCATCTTCTTACCTGATCCGCAGTTTAACATAAGCCAGGGACTAATCTTTCCATCCTTGATATCTCTTGTTACTCTATTTAATGTTGCGTGTCTAAAGTAATCGTTCCAAGGTGCTTCTTTCTCTTCACCCCAAGACATCATAGTATCAATAGTTCTTTCTACTGCTGTCTCCATGCTTTCTTTTAAAATATATTCGTTAACATACTTTTCATACAGTTCATCTCTACACCAATGATCAAGTTTAACTCCGCCTGTTACAACCCAATCAATATAGTTTTCCATATACAAAGGTTTCACGTTGTTTAACCAACTTCCGAACTTAACAAACGCATTGTAGTAAGGACTGTCACAAAATTGCTTATATGTTTTTTCTGTCTTAGTACCAGCACTTAATTTGTAAAATCTAGTAAATCCATAAAATCCAAGTTGTACATGTTTTTCATTCTTTTGTAAGTGTCTACGTTTTTTCTCACACATATGAACTGCTAAAGTCTTTTCTCTAGTAAAAGCCGATCCACAATATTCACAGACGTATGGCTTAGATGTCGACACTTTTCTTATCCATTCCGTATGCTTCTCCAAGGGCAAACAATTCTTTTTTTGTAGATATTCTAGCAAGTAATTCTACCTCATCTTTTTTCATGTTAGGAAATAACTTTTCTAAAAATTTTACATTCTTACTGTTTGATCCTGTTTTCTTCTTATAACCAATCCATTCATGATACTGTATATTCTTTGTGTTACCAGCCATACAAATAAGTTGCCATAACAGTTTCTTATGTTTTTGTAAATTAAAAAAGTTTTTATTATAGTATTCATTCGTTTTAAATACTGCTAATTCTTGATTATCTCTATTACCTTTTTGTGAACTTACATATCTATTAAGGAGATAAAAACTTACTTGTTTCTTTTCGTCATTAGATAGTTCGTCCCAAACTTCTTTGGCTCCCATATCAACTGCCGCAAGTATATCTTTTAAAGGTAACTTATTCATAATTTATTATAACCTAATTTGCTTAAAAAGTCAACCATTTTTATATTCAAAACCGTGTTTGTAGTTCCATTCATAGATATCTTCTTGTGTATTGATTTCGGTTCCATTAAATTCAACATGCGAACATCCAATATCCCAGCCGTTCTTTAACCAACGTAGTTGTTCTAGCTTTTCAACATCTTCTTCAATAGGGACCTCTAAGGTTGGATACAATTCTAAAGCCTCACGTCTATAACCATAAACACCAAGATGCCAATCACCATATCCTGTCATTCCTCTGCCAAACCAAAGTGCTTTGTCTCCAGCACGTACCATCTTAACACTTTCTGGTCTATCTTGTTCTTCCTTACGCATTGTTGTATAAACAGTACTGACAGAGTAGTGCTTCAACCAATCTACGCATTGGTTTATCATATTAGCTGTTACATCTGGCATGTCACCTTGTACATTTACAAACGTATCGTATGCTTTAAAAAATCTACTTGAAATGGCACCAGCACATCTAGCCGTTCCATTTTCATATGGTTTTTCTTCAATCCAACAATATTGTGCATCAAATAATGAAAATATTTCCATACTATCTGTTACTACAAATGTATCATAACCTGTTTCAACACATGCGTCATAAACATATTTTATCATAGGCTTGCCGTCTAACTCGACAAGCATCTTATTAGCGTATCTTTTACTTTCCAGTCTTGCTGGAATTAGAATAGCTGTATTCATGTATTTCTCCTACTACTTTATGGAAGTCTTGTAAATGAAGCATGTTGGGTCCATCGCTAGGTGCGTTATCAGGATCTCTATGAACTTCTAAAAAGAAATTTGTAATGCCCAAAGCACTACCGGCCCGGCATAAGCCAGGAACGTAATCGCGATTGCCGCCGCTACTGTCTCCATTACCGCCTGGTTTCTGTACCGAGTGGGTGGCATCAAGTACGATAGGATTATCGTAATTGTTAAGCATGTAGTCCATGCCAGTGAAGTCAACAACAAGGGTATTGTAACCAAAACTTGTTCCTCTCTCTGTAATCCAAACTTCTTTAGCACCTTCTGTTTTTGATAGAATACCTTTTACGTCCCAGGGTGCTAAGAATTGGCCTTTCTTGATGTTTACTATCTTACCTGTAGCACAAGCGGCTGTTATTAAGTCTGTTTGTCTACATAAGAACGCAGGAATCTGTAATACATCAACTGTCTCAGAATAACTAGAATTTATTAACTCGACCTGTTCTACCGTGTGTACATCTGTCAATATTTTAAGATGTCCACCGTGTTTGTTTTTAATTAGGTTAAAGTCTCGCATTGTTTTTTCGAAACCTATTCCTCTTACTCCATCTTTACTACTTCTATTCGCTTTATCAAAACTTGCTTTAAAAATATATTCAATATCTAATTCTTTACAAACGTTTCTACAATGAGAAGCTATTTCAAAAGATTCTAAAACACTTTCATGTTGGCATGGTCCTGCTATTATTCTCATTTAATACTTCCAATCATTACTAAAATTGCGACATAAAAAAGTGCGAAAATAAAGACCGGTGTAGCATTTGAAACTTGCTTATTGCTCTTTGGTTCTGGCTTCACCCAATCTGCTGGCATGATATCTCTATCCCAGGCATCTCGCCTTGTATCTTGTTTGCGTTGATCTACATGTATTGATCTTGGATCTACTTTGTAATCTGTCATTCTTCTTCCTTCTTACGCATAAATTTTATATCGCAGTAATTACACTTAACATAACCTTCTTCAGGAACAGCATAATATACCTTTGGATGGTCCATGTCTTCGCCCATACACCATGTGTTGTCTCCGTCAACATATTTTATTGTCTCAGGATATTCATTCATTTAGATTCCTTGAGTATGTAATAAGTTGTCCTTACCTTTTCAATTAGTTTTCTAAGAGTTACGTTTTTTTCGGATGTCATCATTATATCTTTCCACTCATCATAATCTATGATACCCATTGCTTCTGCTACTGCTTTTGGATCACCTCCTACTATCCAACGTTCGATCATGTTATGCGGAGGGTCACGATACCGAGCATACGTTATACCATTAGCTCTTTCGTAAATAAGAGTCTGTCCTGGTATAAGTTTGGTCATCCATTCTTGACCTTTGTACCTACAGTACGTCTAACAATATCGTTATGGTTAAATTCAGCCCAATACAATTCAAAAGCAACTCCATCTTCGAGTCCTTCAAACTGATGTATTTTTCCGGGCTTCACCTGTGTAAAGTCTCCTGCTTTTAGTATAGTTTCATCCATTAAACCATCTTGATCGTCTTGCCAAACTCTAACAATCATCTTTCCGGATTCAACAAAGAATCCATTCCATTTAAATTTATGTTCGTGTTCTGAACACTTGAAACCTTTTTTAAATTCTATTCTATGAAACTCAAGCACACCATTAGCATGAATAAGTTCTGTCTGTCCCCAAATTTTTCCAGCTTTCATTAAAATAATTCTCCGTATTTTATAACTTCTGTTTGTCTAGTAATATCCTTGATAAAGAAAGCACACATCGGTTTATCTTTGTTTTCAACTGGTATACTTAAAAGTTGTGCGTTTCTTACTTTTGGAAAGTACCATTTAACATCATTGTAATAATTAATTACCTTTACAGGAGTAAAGTCAGGTTTGAAGCTGGTAAGCGGGTTAAAAATAAATGCTTCAAATCCTCTGTCTCCTATACTGGTCAATGGCAATATTTCTATATCGTTTCCGCTATCCGGACATCCAACTGCTATATGCCAATCTATAGGCATTTGGACTTCGAAACCTCCTATGTCTAATACACAACTCGGTGAACTAAAAGATTCTAAAAATATTAATGGAACATAAAAGAAATCTGGATTGTTTGAATCTGAATTATCTAATATGCTAAATCTAATATCTTCTTCTATTTGATCTGGTAGTGTATTAAGGTCTAGAGGTTTATTTTCTAATGTAAGTATTTTCATTCTAGTTCCATTCTACTTTTTCTATTGTAAATGGGTATTGGGCTTCCTTATAAAACTTTTTTCGTTGAGTAAGGTGCCGCTTCGCGAACTTACATGTTGAAGTAAGATCCCATATCTGTACGAAGTCTTTGTCTTTCGCCTTTCTTACGCCTCTGCCTATTGATTGTATTACCCTTACAAAAGACTTGCCAGGCTCAATAAGGACGAGATTAAAAATGCGAGGAATATTAATTCCCACCGCCGCAACTCCATAGGTTGCGATAACCACATGGTTAGTACCTTCATTGATTTCATCGTATGCTTCTTTCCTGTCTTTAAGTTTAACATCACCTTTTACAAACTGTGATCCTGGTATTGCTTGTTGTAATTTTTCTCCTGCTGATATTCTATCTACTAGTATTAATGTGTTGCCTGATGCTTTAATTTTGTTTAATAATTTGCCTAAGTAATCTACTCTTGGATCATTAGTCACAAGATATTTTAATTCTTCTTGGTAGTTTGAATGTACAGGAGTATCAATTAGTTGAACTATGTTTACATGACACTGACTTAATACACCTTTATCCTGTAATTCTTTAGCACTTATTTGTCCTATCACAGGACCAATTCCAGCATGTATAGCCTCAAACTCAAACTTTTCTTTTGGTATTGTACCTGTAAGTCCCCAACGTATTGGAGCATTACGTAAGTTAAGTGTTAATAACTTTTTCAAAACTTCTGCTTTTGCTTGGTGTACTTCGTCAACGATTATTGTTGAAACACCTTCTAAGAATTCAGCAAGACTCAATACAGCATCTCCGTACTTGCTTTTTTTGTCTAATATATTTAAACTTTGCCAAGTACAAATTGTATGAGTCTTACCTAGTTCTTTCCTATCACCAAAATACACACCTACATCAAGCCCACAGTTTACATAATCTTCCTCTGTTTGTGTGACCAAACTCTTATTGGGAACAATTACCAGGCTACGCCCGTATGTTTCTGTAAGCCTGCTCAATGTCGCAGTTATGATAGTTTTTCCTGCTCCGGTAGCAACTTCCTGTAATGATTGTGGATTTTCTAAGAAGTTATTGATTACCTCGACTTGATAATCACGCAACCGAATTGTTTCGCCTTCAGCAGGATGTCCTTTGGGCCACGTTTTATCTCCCCAAAAGTCTTCTGTAATTGTTTGAAAATTTAAATCGACCTTTTGTCTTTGGTCGTCAATCTCGTCTATTTGTATTCCGCACTTATGAAGTACAGTATTTATTGTGTCCAAATGATTAACATATCCTGAACCGCCAAGACCAAAGAATCCTACTTTGCCGTCCCACCGTCCTAGTTTATACTGTGGCATATAACGAGCATATGGCACTTCAAACTTAAGACTGTTGCTGATCTTTCTACGTACATCAACCGGTAGTCCTTCTATCTTAATATTTACTTCGTCTTGTATAACTAACCTACAACTAGGCATTTATTACTTTCCTTAATCTCTTGTTCCAGTAAACTGACGAGCTGTCATCTTCATAAACTATTTGAAGATCAAACTGTTGAATATAGTTTGTTACATTGTTAAAGTTAAGACTCTTACCTCCAAAACTTATAATAGCTCTAGGAGAAAATCCTTTCTGTAACAAAGGCTTAGGCAGTTTACTATTATTAATATACACTATTTGGCTGTATTTGTCAACCGGATTATTTAAACCTTTTTCGCTTACCATTAAATTGAAAGGATCTCTTTCGTCTGTATTTGGTTTTCTAAAACATACACTTATCTTGTCATTACTAATAATATTCCTAAAATGGTTATAACAAACTGTAAGTTCATCTAGTGCGTTCTTTTCATTTAAAACTATCAATAACGGAAATCTTTTTAGTTCTACAAGCGATTGTATCAATTGATCAATCGTGTGTGTCTTTGATTGTAACACTATTGTTGGGTCTTTACGTTGTATTATCTTATTTGTCAATACAGATAACTTGGCATAGCTTTGTGATATTTTTGCCATATCAAAATATTTTAATCCAAAAAGTTCTCTACGATCATAATATAAAGGAAGGGTATCTTCATTACATTCGCCTATTTCAGAAAGTAAAATATCTTTTACTGTATCCGGAATATTTTTAATCTTATAATCATAGATGCCTGGAACGTATTTTTCTTTTGAAGATTCAAATAATATACATCTTTCATATATATCTTTTATGTTTTTATCTACTTCAAACTTATATTCAAACTTGTGTGCTATCTCAACCAACTTAACCAAGGTTTGGGGAGAATAAGAAAATTTGTGAATGTTATCTCCGTAACTATGACTTATAGGATCAACTCGTCTTACTTCTTCTATCCTGTCTATAATCTTTCTATTAAACGGAAATCTAATCACTAATTTTTCTTCTTCGTCAAACTTTAAAAAATGTGATCTGTCTATTTCTCTTAAAGGATACATTAACTTGTCTTTGTAATGATCAATATTAATACCTTTGTTTAAAAATTGATCTCTATAATTTTCAAGTTTTGTTATCACAAGGTTATACTGTCTATCAGTCAATGGTATTCCTTTTGACAGTTGCTTGGCAATACTTTTTAGTATCTTAGCATCACTATCTAAAAGTTTATATCCGTGATCTATTATCTTTAGGTTAATCGGTCTAGGAATAGTTATTCCTGTAAGAAGCGATATTAAACCTTCACAATTTTCCTGTATCATAAATGTATTATAGTTGATTATAGACTAGATGTCAAGCGTTTTAAAGGAAGTCCTTGCTCAATTTCTTCTAAGGTCCATTCGGTATAGGCAAGATCATTTAGCCATTGTGTTCTGTCTGGCATCAAAGGAGCATTAATTCCTGCTAGATTTGTATTGCCAACATCAAAGGCTAAACTGTCAGGACCAACAAACACAGGTATTCCTTGTATCACTGCTTGTGTTGCTGGGTTACTAGACCAGTTAACAACCGCGTATGCCTTGATTGGATCAAAGTCGAAGTCATCGTATGTGTTAGGTATTTGTGTAGGTGACTGTAGTTCTACATTTTTAAATTCATGTTGAATGCCCGGAATAGGACTTCTAGGGTGAGGTCTAACAATTATTTTTCTATTTGTATGTTGTCTAATAAGTTTTATCGAATCGTACACCCAAGTTTGTACGGTTTTTTGATTGCGCCACTGATGACTATGAGCATGTTGACAAGCAATGATAATATCACCATATTCGTTATTTAATTGCCAGTGTTTTAATTTTAAACCTAATTTATTAACTCTTGAATCGTCATTGTTCATTGGACCAAAGTTGGCTTCTCTATTAATGCCATTCAATCCTACTTTCCAAGTAGTACCTCTTTGAATTCCACCAACTTCTAGAACTATTACAGGTCTTCCTTGTGCTTTTGCTCTTTCCCATACAGCTTTGTTCTCAGCCATTCTACCATACCATAAAACGCTCCAAATAACATCGATATCACAATCCATATCGTTGTAGCCCACAGTATGACCATGAGAAAGAACACTAGTAGCAAAGGCAGTAAAAATAGGTTTAGAATTAAGTGCACCGTTATTTGTCCATAAGCTAAATTTCATTCCAGTATGCTTCTGTCCTATCTATCATTAGATCTTTTTTTAAACTTTTCTTTGTATTTTTTCTATTGCCCTTCATGTGGTCAATCCATTTACCTAATTCACTATTGATAAGTGGATGTCCACCACCGCCTGTTTTAGCAGTTGTAATATACATTTCAGCACTATAATCTAAAACTTGTGGATAGTAATCACGCATTGCGTTAAGTATGTTTCCAAATACAAAACTATCATGCCATTCTTCTAATTTAAAAATACCATTCTCGGCATCTTCATATACACGTTCAAATTCATTAATAAAATCTTGACAAATGATATCTTTCATGTTTAATCCGTAAAATCCACACTCAGGCCATGTCTGTGATCCTTTACCTCTACCTACATAGGTTATCCATTTATTATTAGGTAACAGCTTCATAAAATCTTCATATGTCCAGTTGCTATGTACAAATGTATCAGCATCCATCCATACTACCCATTTGTCTTTGTGTTTAGCACAAGCATCATATACAGCATAAGTTTTGTTAGCAAATCTAATAGCGTCCCATTTAAATTTTTTATGCCAGTCTCTTGGTCTTCTTGCTTTTATCTCGTCAGGTGGGATTCCATTTGCTCTAGGATCATCTTTCCATTTTGATTTAAAAGCGTTTAGTTTAGGTAGCTCTTGTTTCGCATCATATATAATAATTTGCTCTGGAGCTGGATTAATAGGAGCACAATCTTCAGCATATACAAGTAGCTTTATTTTGTTGTCTACTTTATCAGCGAAAGAATTCAAAAATCTCTGCCCATATAAATCTAAACCTTCCTTATGAAAGGTTGTTAATACTACTGCTTCGCCCATTGTCTCATATGCCTCCAACATTCACCTGATCTAACTTCATCTAATCTCCAATGGCTCATAGCTACTCTTCTAAGCCACGTTTCTCTATCAAATTCATAATTAGGTTTTTCTATCTCTGACAGATTTGTATTTGCTACTTCTTTGGCTTGACTTCTACTAGGATCTAATAAGAATATAGGAACCCCTTCTATTGCTGATACTACACCCGGACTGCTATTATGACTTATTACACAGTAAGCATCATGAAGCTCTTTTAGTAAACTTATTGTAGGCGAACTAAATCTTACTTTATGTCCTATAGCTTGTAACTGCATCATATGTTTGGCTAGTTTTTTATCTCCAGGATGAAACCTAACCATAATTGGTCGATCTGTTAAATTTTTAAGTTTCATTAATAGCAAGTGTAACCATTCTATGACCGATTGTCCATTCATGCTCCAACCACCGTCTCTCTGGCATGTGATTAATATATAGTCTCCGTGCTTCTTCCAAGGCTTTATAGATAAACCAAGTATGTCTCTCATCCTTGCCCACCTTTGTGGATCAACTTTAGAATCACAGTACTCTCCTGTGTTAGGAAAAATACCATCGTAACTATATCTTAAATATGTTTGCTTATTCCCAGGATCATATTGTAAAAATAAATTAGCATCAGCAATTATAGTTCTACCGCCAATTGCTTTTTGTTTATCTAACACATCACGTCTTAAATTTAAATGAGGCACATGTTTGCTACCAGGATGTACATACCCTTGTAGTATAGCTACATCAGCAGGTTCATGTTGATAAGAATTAATTAACATTGACTTATCACCCGACTTGTTAACGCCTTCAACAAAATATTCTAGTAGTTTAGGCTTTTCTGGATTTTTATTTCCTGGAGGAATTGCTTTCAAGTAAGCACAAACTCTTAACTTATCTGTCATATAATTTAAACTCCTCTATCATTCTAAGAGCTTGGCCTGATGAAAACTCTACTAAATTAAATTGGCAATAAGAAAGATATGCTAGTAAGTTTAAAAATTTATCTGGATCTGGATACATAGGATTTTCTATTTTAGATAAGTCTTTGTTAGCTACGCTTTCTACACAGCAAGGAGCCATTGTAAAAGCAGGAATTCCATAATGTATTGCTTCTAATGCCGCCATACTTTGATAAGTTACAACACTATGTATTTTTTCTCTTTGGCATTGAGAAGCAACACTACCAGTCTTAATTCTATCTGGACGTAACCCCTTATCTCGAATTACTATAGGTCTATCAGTATATTTTTTTAATTCTGTAATAGTATTAGTTACCCAATCATCTCTTTTTATATTGTAAAAGGCACATGGCTTTTCTGAAGGCGTCACTAATAGTATAGCGCCGTCCTGTTGGCTTTTTTGTTTTTGTCCTGTGTAGTACATATAGGGAGCTAGTCTACATAACTCTGTAAATCTATCTATTGGCCATTTAGTTTCTGTACCCATAAACAATGGAACTTTTGTATGTTGTATATTATTTTTTACAACCCTGTACCAACGTTTTTTCTTATCTAGGTTACCCATGTATCCATTATCTATATAATAGAAAGGCCTACCAGTGTCCCAACACTTCCATATTTCTTTACGTTTAGTCATGCTTCTAAAAGATACAGGAATTTCAATAGGCCATGGACTTTCGTCAATTTTACTAGAAATTTGTTTTCTATCTATGACTAAAGCATTTGTCCCATTGCGCCAATGTTTAAGGATCTCGTCTGATCCGTCGATCATTAACATAGTTGGAGGTACAGCATCATTCATCTTTTGCTCCATGCATCATATTGTGTAATTCATTTTTCCATAACTGATGATACTCACAGTATCTATAATTTTCAAACCAAGGACCACCTTCTGTATAATGTATCAATTTTGGTTTTTCTATATCGCTGTATACTCCCATCAAATAATTCCATGTATGATTAAGGCTACCAATTTCTTCATCTTTTAACCAACTAAATCTATGTAGGTATGCTCCTGTAATTTCAGGATTGTTAACAAAATCTTTTGTTACTGTCTTATTACTCGGGTGTCCACAATTCCATAGTACCATGCTTGACCAATTCTTTCTTGGATAGATTGTTTGTTTTTGCCCGTCCATCTTTGTACTCTCAGTTACTTTGTAATCATGCTGTACGCACATTACTGCGTATTGATCATCTGCTTGATCAAACAGTTCTTTTATGTCTGTGGTAAGAATCATGTCACTGTCCATGAACACAGCCCAGCCCTCATAATTAGTAAGTTCCGGTATTAAAAATCTTGTAAAAGTAAATTCCGTTGATGCTAGTTTATCAATTGGTCGTGTATACCATCCTGTATCTCTTAGCTCTTGTTGTCTAAGTGGACGCACATCAATGTCCTTGTTTCTAGCAATAATGCTGTGCTTACATACTTGGTATGCTATATCTTCTCTTGTATCGTAACCTACAAATACTTTCATTAGTCCCTTCTTTCTATGTCTTCTTCTATACATTCACCCCATTGTACTTCAAGTACATGGGCATCTTCCTTGCCAATGTTTGATGCTTTATGCCAAACTTCTTTGCCTATTTGATAAGCTATACTATTAGGTTTAAGGTAAACCTCAGTCTTTCTATCTTGCCACTCGGTTACCATACATACTGATCCTTCAAGCACAGTCCATACTTCACTGCGTTTGAAATGCTTTTGATCACTCAAACATTTACCAGGATATATTACAAGTTCTTTTACCTTATATCCTTTTGACGGCTTGTCATCTAACACTCTCCAATAACCCCAGTCTCTATTTGTTTTTTGTGTTTTCCATTCGTCTAATATCCAACTAGAAGAATTTAATTTGTTTTCTCCACCTACTCCGTACACGAATTTTATTTGATTACTATAAATCATTTCTTCTGGTACAACACCTTTTTTTCTATCGCCGCCATTAGCAAAAATAATATCGTGTCCACTACCGCTAGTACACATCAACTTAAAAATAGCATGATTAGCTGTATCGTCATCATCCTCAAAAGAAATTACATCATCTACCATTTCAAGAGATTGTATAATTTTAAGTCTTTCTTGGAATGGTAAAAAGGGTCTACCTTTTTTTCTAGTTAGCCAATCATCTGAATTGATTCCTACAACCAAAATATCTCCAAGTTTCTTTGCTTCAGTAAAATACTCAATGTGGCCTGAATGAACAGGATCGAAACCTCCAGTTACCAAAACTACTTTCATAACTATACTTATTTTTCCTTTTACTTACTGGTTGTTGATTTGATACCTTGGCACTTGGTTATATAAGGTTTATAACTTCTTATCCATGGACATAACTGTTTACACATAATCGCATCGTTAGGCCACCAACCTATTTCTTCTTGTAATCGCATGATCTCTCTGGCCGCATCTGGATAAAGTACATAAGCACTATGTCCTGGAAGTCCCTGAGGTATATTTTTATCAGCTAACCAAGGTACTTCGTTAATACCTTCTTCTAGTGCTCTATCATATTCTTTTGCTGAAAAGGTTGCTCCAATGGGATCGTTAATACTTACAGCACCTTCTCCTGGCCACCAATCCATAATTTTCATATCAAACTTTTTTATAAAAATAGCATCATGTTCTAATATAAGAATGGGTCTATTTAATGTAGCACACTTACGCCATAACATGTAATGACTCTGTGCCGCCGCTATGCGTTTATTGTTATCATAAGTTTTATACGCTGACAGTAGTAGTTTTGTCTTTTCACACACTTTCTTTTTACGTAATGGCCATGTGTAATTTACTTGCCACATGTTTTCTGGAGTGATTGCTGGAAACTTTTCTACTGTTAATTCTGATTCAGTATCAATAATACTTTGTACACAACGGTCAGAAAACTTTTCACTATCCTCGTGTCCTTGTATGTATATTACGTATGCTTCCATTTGACTTTTAATATATAACTATCTGGAACATTCTTGCTACTAAAATCATGATGGCTTACTTCATGTTTGTTTATAACACTCATAAGTTGGTTATATTTTTCCATTGTAAAATCATTAGGGTGACTCTTTATCCAATGGTGATTTAAGTCTACCTTATCTAGCATCCATACATCTTCAATATAGTAACTTCCTTGTGGTTTAAGGAATTCAAATAATCTTTGAAATGTAAGGCGTTGTCCTTCTGGAGTATGTAATCCATCATCTATAATAAAATCAAACTTTAATCCTTGATTTAAAAAATGTTTATTACATGAGTCTGCTGTACTATCTAATTGGGCCCATTGTACTCTTGGATCTTCTAAGCATGGTAAATCTTTAGCTTCTACCCTTTCAAAAGTATCTATAGTGTAAATCTTGGCTTGTGGAAAATACTCTAACCAAGCGTTAGTGCTTTCTCCTTTGAACGTTCCTATTTCTAATATGTTGATATTATCATTTTTATATTTTGTAAAATCTTCTTGATACAATTCCCAATATCTATGCTTCATACCTTTATCGCATTTATGTTTTACAAAAACTTCTTTAAGATTCATAATCTTTTCTCCATGTTATTTAATCTCTTTAGCAAAACCATGTACACTGGTGTGAATTCCACCATATGGCGCACTCAGCACTTGATACCAACCCCATTCGTTTGGCAAAAGCTCACAGTTTTTGTTAAGCTGTAATACACTAGCAGTATCAAAATGTTTTCGATGATGTATGATTAAAGAACTAGGTAAAAAATGAAACCAATCGTTGTTGATGTCATTTTCGTCTTTTGGAAGTTCATGAAGTTTGCCTGATCCAAAATTTGGTCCTCTATTATCTCTTACCATAAAGCCAATAGGTCCTTGCTCAAAGGCTTTTCTATACCAATGATGTAGATCAACCTGTCTATCTATTTGTGTATTCCAATCAAGTCTAATTATTAGATTAAATTCTTTAGGAATTTTTCTTAATAGATCACAATGCTGTAGAATAGGTACAGTACCAAAATATAACTTATCCCAACTTAATTTTTTTTCAACATAGTTTTTAAACTTTCCATGCTTACATATATTTGCTACTTCCATTGGATGATAATGCCATTTTGGATAGTGCATGGTAAACAAATTATCATGTAGTTCTTTAGGAATAAGATTAGTTTTGTTAGTAAATGTATGATAAAAATAAGTTGCTTCAGGAACCTTTTCCTTCATAAACTTTACTATACGACTATTTTTATCATTTACACCAGATATACAAACTGCTAGTCGCATTACATTTTTTCCTACAATTCAGCTACAGCGTAAAAAGAATGATTTAAATCATATCCATGTGTTACAAATACCTTGCTAAATTTCTTTGACTGAAAGTAATCTTCTATATGCTTTGGTTCTAATATGTGTACGTGCTTTCTATTATTCCAAGGCTTCCAATATCTTTGATCAGGATGAGGAAGATATAAAAAAATAATTCCTCCCTTATGTAATCTAGTAGACCAATGATTCAATGCTCCGACCCAGTCATTCAAATGTTCTAAACAATGAGAAGAAAATATATAATCAAATTTTTCATTTGGTAAATTAAAAGCATCATACTCATCTGGTATGACTAAATCTATCATTCTTGCTCCAGGAAATGCCCATTCTTTTCTATTTGGTCCAATGTCTATACCTTTTCCTGTTAGCACTTGTTTAGCAAAAGGAAACGCATATTGTGCCGCATATCCTTTAGATTGTAATTCTAAATATTCTTTTCCGTCATACTTAATAGTATTCATTTATCTTAACCCCGTTATCTTTAAACATCTTTAAATGATGTTCCCATTTATCCCATGGTCTGTTAGTATATATGTATATGTCTTCCGGCTTAAAGAAACACTGAGACAGATGCATATAACCGCTGTCTACACCAATATGAGCTCTAGCTTTACTCATAGCATAACCTGCCATAGGTGCTCTCTGTAGCAATGGATGTGTAGCCTGTCCACCTAAGTAAATTGGCTTGTATCCTTTTGTAATCCAAAAGTTTAAAATGTTATTCATTTGATCTGGTTTTAGCATACGTTTTTTACTTCCAGCATCTACTTGAACTGTAACAAATTTTTCTGGCAACAAACTTTTTTCTGCTTCTGGATACGGACATTCTGGTTTCAAACAAGGATAAGATTTCATATATTCGTCGACATAAAAACTTGGCTGAATGACTTTTTGAATCTTACCAGGATATTTTTCGTAGTAATGTAAAACTGCGTCTGGATGTTCTTGTTTTACTAAATCAAAAAATCCTTGATCCTGATTAGTCTCAGATTTATATCTATACCATTTTAATTGTACACTATCTTTAGGAAATAAATTAATTACTTCTGTCCATGTTTGAGGCTTATCTCTATTGTATTGATGCCCTGCTATATGTAACGTTGCCGGTTCATTAAAGGCTTGTCCGTAGTTATAAGTTAATAAAGTTGAGTGTACAATATCTCCAAATCCAGGACAACCGTAAGGAAGATCCTTAATCCTTGTACTCATATATCTCATTACAACGTGTTTCATTATCTTCTCTCTAAGACACAATATCCGTAACTTTTGTCGTCTAAGATATTCATTTTATATTTTCCCCTAGCAACACATTCGTCTATAGCTCTTTTTATTTCGTGGTAATTACTATCATGGAAAACTAGATACTTAGATATACTGTTTTCATATCTACGTATTTCTTTATTTACATGCTTGTAATGATGCATACTATCAATCAAAGTCATTTCGCATTCATTAACAGGACACACTAGACTGTCGCTTTCAACAAATGAAACATTGTATCCGTCAAATACATGTTTATGATTATTAAGATGTTGGAAGCTTCTGTCTATCAACTCTGCTTTTATATTAGCATTACCTGATAACACCGCCGCGGCTGATCCGCCTTGCATTACTCCTAGCTCTCTATAACTATTACATTCACCTGCTAGTTTTTGTAAAGTATCGTAGTATCTTAAAAAATCGTCTTTATAATGACTACGATAAAATTCTCTTATTTCATTATAAAACTGTTTTAGGTCTTTACAGTGACCAAACTCGTTTACGTTCATTTGATTGCCTCCATTAGTGTTGAAACGTTTTCTCCTCTTTCAGGAAGCAGATCTTTTAGGAAAAAATGTACAAAAAATGCTTCTGATAGTCTGTTGTCTTCTATTCCTTTGTATAGGCCGTTATATCTCCAGTCTAAATTCTTAGTAGGTATACCTTCTTTTTTTACCCACCAGTTTAATAACATTTGGTCAGTTGACCATTTTTTATAACCGACGCCGTCTACAAAGTCTTTGAATTCTGGTCTTGAAATAAATTCTTTAGCAGTTTGATTTTTTAAGTATGGTAAAAACTTTTTACTATTCATTACCATTAATCCCATATTGTAAAATTCTGCTCCTAGATGATTCCATTTCCAATCAACATCATCTAGATGTTCAAATGCCGCTTTAGAATATTTTCTTATTTTAGATTTATATTTTTTAGCACAAGGTAATTCTCTTTCTGCTACTGCTCCAAATGCGTACTCTTCAGTTAGAGAATCAAAAATATTAGGAGCACCTTCTTTTATATAAATGTCACTATCTATTATAGCAATTTGATCGTAATTTTTTAAATGAGTAAAAGCATTCTCTTTTTCATATATAGGAAGATATCCTAGTCTATTAACTGCTTCTTTACTTCTTCCTGTTCTAGTTTCGTCTGGACGTATTTTAAGTATTGGTTCGTTTTGTACAATGTGTATTATGCCAAACTTGGCACAGTATTTACTAACACTCTCTATACAATGTAGATATAACTTGCTTTGTGATCCCACAGCTACTTGATAAATCATTCTATTCATGATAGGTCCCTAGTAAAGCTAACATCTGATTGAAATGTAACTTTGTTGTTTTTATCAAATTTCATATCTACAATACCATCACACAGCATCCAGTCTGCTGGCATGGCTCCATTTTCAAATACCCAGTCTAGTAGTTTTCTAGCACCGTCTGGTGTTATATGATATGCTCTAGCACCCTCATACCAATTACCTGGTTTTATAGGTTTAGCTTTGTTAAATCCTTCAAACTTGTATACATCACAGTCTTCTATTTCTCCCATAGGTCTTTTAAAAATGACATCGTGTTCAAATATACACATAGGAGTCTGTGAAACAAAACACTTTTCCCATAATAGATATTGACTTAGGAAGCAACCTTGTGTGCCGGGACGTTCTAGCAATCGCTGACACTTTTTATTAACTAAGGACGATCTTAAATTATAATCTTCTAATTTTACATTTGTACCATTGACTCCTTCGTATAGTTGCACTTTCCAACCATGTTTCTTAGCACTTTCCATTGCTCGTAAAGCCATAGCAACACTATCCTTGTAGTCTGGTAGATATATTAAATAACCTTGTGTCATCTGTCTTTAAGTTCCTTCAAGTTTTTAATCTTCCATTCATCTGTTGTACTTTGTAATCCCCATTTTTCAATCTCTTCACTTGTTCTATTACAAGCTACACAAAAGCCACTATCTTCGTCAATACTACAAACACTTATACAAGGACTTTTAATTTCTTCTGGCATACATTTTATGGAAGATTTAACACTTCCTTTTTTATAATTTCTTTCCAATGTTCAGGAAGCCAATTCATCTGGGCCGCCTTAAATCTTCTATCGTCTTTTTTACTTCCTTTGCCTGTTGAAAAAATATCATATCTTTTCTGTCCCCAAGCATTCCATTGGTACGGAATATATTCAAATTTTTCTTCCATATTATTCCATTCGGTCATTGTTGCTCTTAACACATCTTGATCTACAAACCAATAAATTTCTCTTTTAAAAGCCTCTATCATATTGTTACTAAAAAGTTTTCTAAACTTGATTCCTGTACTGCCTTGACCTAAGCAAAGTGCACTAGCAATAAAAACTCCTGGATCTTTTGGCTTGGGCATGACTGCTACATTTTTTGCCATGTCTCTAAAATCCTTTTGATGGAATCCGTTTCTTAGTACTGTATCACAATCTAATTGAAATATATATTGGTCGTCAGCTTTAAACAATTCATGTAATCGCATAAATCTAGCACTTGCTAGATATGTTCTTCTAGCTATATAATCTAAATCGCCTGTCTTAAATATGTCTTGACCTTCCTTCATTCTTTTTGTATTTTTCTTCAAGTCTTTGTAAAGTTGTTCCGAAACGTGTTCGTACGAATACGTAAAATTGAATTGTCTAGTTAGGTCATCTAACACTATTTGGTTCATATTACCTTCGTTAATTATATGGCAGTGAACGTGTATCCAACCTATTGTTCTGTTTATACTTTGTGCTAATGCGTATCCGTGCCTATCAAAATAATCGTAGTCACAACTAAAAAATATAATATCTTTTGCTTTGTTAGGAACATTATGTCCATGTAGTTTTGGTAGCTCAAACATCTGGACTCATTTCTGGTCTATATGCTAATACTGCATTTTTTTCGCCCTTGCCTAATTTTCTAACCATTCTATATCCTATGTCCATAAGTACACTTCTTATACTTTCTCTTTCGAACCCATATCTAGCAGGGTGATCTTTTCTTTCATATAAAATTATTGGTTTACATCTTTTTAAGGTTTCAATTGCTCCTTTAGCAATCAACGGTTCATATCCTTCTGCGTCAATTTTAATGAAGTCTACGTTTTGTAAATTAAAAGAATCTAATGTTTTGACTTTATATTTTCCTTTAGTAGCATTGGGGTCTACATGAGTACTAAAACTTTTATGTGTTTCAATAATGTCTACATCTTTTTCTGTATCACCAAGACCAACAGGATGAGTTGTTACATTATAAACTTTTTTCATATCTAGATTATATAATAAACTGGGTAATAGTTTTGTGTTTACTTCATAAGCGTGAACGTGTTCAAATGATTGACTTAATCTAAAAGAAGTTATTCCGACATGAGCTCCGATATCTACTGCTATTCTAAGTTTAGCACAGTGAGAAATTGCTGTTTGTAATTCCCAATTTTGATATTCCTCAATTTTTCCGTTGCCTTGTTTTTTAGCACTTTTAAGACAAATGTCTTGAGGTATAGTTCTCCAACCATCTAGTTCTACATAACTCATCTATTAACCTGATACTCAAATGTTAGGTCCCATGCTATGCCATTAGTATATTCATCTCTATTGAATTGGCTCCATGCTATGTGTTCTAACATTTCCTTTCTATTAAAATTTGTTTTATTTTGCCAGTGTTGAACAGCACTTTGTCCTAGTATTTCAATTGGTTTTCCTAAACACAATGCTTCAACAGCCGCCATGCTATGATACGTTATAACTTTTTTTGAGTTTGACATCATAGGCAAAATTTCTTCATATCTTTTCCTGCGTTTCTTTTTCCCTTTTTCTCTTACAACTAAAGGAACATCTAATGAACTATAATAGTCTAACGTTTTTTGTTTCCAACTATCATAATCTTCTCCTAAGTATTTAAAGATATTGGACTGGTTGGGTAGCACAATCAGGTTGTAATCTCCATCTAGATTCCAATCATCAGACCAAAGTTTATCATCAATTTCAAGAAGATTAATCCTGCTATGAGATACTTTTTTTACTGTGGTATTTTGTAAAGAATTGTAACTTATTCTATAGTGCCAAGGTGTTTTATGCCTATGGTTACCTATATATCCGTTATCAATATGAAAGAAGTTTATTTTCTTATCTTTAATAATAGCATCAAACACCCAATCATCAAAAGGATGACTGAATGCTAGATACCTATCTTTTTCTATTTCTTCAGGACCACTGATTGTTTTTACATCACAAAGCCTATATAGGTGTGTGAAAAGTTGTCCTCTTAATTTTCTACTATTTTCTGGAACTTGAAACTTATAATGACGCATCTTCCATGCCTGCTACTCTTAACTTGACTACATTGGTTATCTGCCACTGTTTTTGATCAAGTCCTTTTAACAAGCCAAGCCATTTATTTCTTAGAAGTGCAAACTCATTGATAATTTTTTCGTAGTCTACTATATCAGCTTCTCCGTCAACATATTTTTCAACATCTCTACTAGAAAGAGCTCTTTGATAGTTTTCTAAATATTTCTTGAAATATGTACTTCGTAGCCTACGTAATTCGATATTTAGATAATTTAAAATTGCTTCAATTTCTTGAAGTTGCTGGAAACGCTGTTCTACTATGCCAGGAAGTTCAGCCGCCGCACGTTCAACATTACCTTTCAGCTTTGTTTCTACTCTTGCGGCACTCAACTCACTTTCAAAGTGTTGAATAGCGTCTGGTATCTTATTGATATCTCTTGCTACATCAGAGTAATATCCCATTTACCTATCCCAGTCTTCTGGGTCCTGTTCGTCATAATCTTCAGGATCTTCCATATCTAAATAATATGAAATTGCCGCATCAAGATTATCACAGTTACCCATAGCATCTCTAAAAGCAGTATCGTCTGTTCCAAAGTCAGCACATACGTCTACATATCTTTCTGCTACTGTTTCAATAGCTTTCTTATCGATATTTTCTTTGAATGTATTCCAGATATCGACTATCATACTTGATTCCATTGTCACTCCTGTTCGGTTTTTACTGGTTCTTCGACCTTGGTATTTACCACAGAATCATCTTTGGCGTGTAAATTAGACATAATCATATCCAACATGTCACCTGTCCAGTTTTTTCGATATTCCTTATGTTCTTCGCCTTTGACATCAATGTATTTTAGCCTATTTCCATCCTTTACTAGTAAGCCTTTTTTCTCAAACAAATCAACCAATCCACTATATGGATTCATTCCTGTCTCGTATGGAATTTTAACTTGTACGCCTTCAAACGGTTTAGCATATCTAGTTTTCATTACCTTACAGCCAGCTCTGATACCACGTACATCAGTTACTTTGTTGCCGTCTTCGTCTTCTTTTAGTTTTAGTTTTTTCATTGCTACAACAATACTAGACGCATATATAAAGCCTTGTCCACCTGATATTTTATCATCAGGATCAAACATATCTTGTGATGCGTAAGTATGATTAGTACATACTAGTCCTACATTATGCGAACCAATCATGTTAACAGTATTTCTTACAAGTGATGTAAGTGCCTTAGGTTTTCTACCCATGTCACCTTTCATATCACCTTTGTTAAACTGATCTACGTCTGTAGGAGTAAGTAACATACCCAAACTATCAATAACAAATAATACCTTAGGACGATCTTCCTCTGGCATTGCTTTGTAGTCTATCATAAATGTTGATACTGTTTTAGCAACATCATCAATCATTGACATATTAAGTTTAAGTAGTTTTTCTTCGCTTGTATCAACGTCTAGTGCTTGTAACCAAGTTTCATCTAGTGCGTTTTCTGAATCGATTAATACAACAAAGATTCCTTGTTCCTGTGCCGCTTTTACAATGTTACCAGCACAGATATAACTTTTACCTGCTCCTGATTCACCTGCGAACACAGTTACCTTACCCATTGGAACTCCTTTGTGAAAGTCTCCTGAGATAAGATAGTTGAGTGCGTAGTTACCTGTACTAATCCAATCAGTCGGGTCATTGAATCCCGCACTCATGCCTGTAATGGATTTTGTTAGTTGTGTCCTAAATTTGCTAGGATCAAAAGTTTTTGCCATAATGCCTCCTTAAAATAGCCTAGTGGGGGTTTAACCCCACTAGTATATATTTTTAGTTTTGTTGCCTTGCTCTTATCATGGAAAGAATGTCTTCAGCCTTTCCACTTGGTTGAGCTGGTTCTTCAGCTTTAGGAGCTTCTACCTTTGGGGCTTCTGCTACCGGAGCCGTTTCCTGCTTTGGGGAAGTATCCGCCTTAGGAGCAGTATTGCCTCGAGTCATAGGATCACCTGTTCTCGCAGACATACCTGCTGGACGAAAGTATTGTCCAAAACGATCCATATCGTATGGTTCACCATCGACACTCGCTTCAAACATTTCTTTCATTACCTTAACTTCAACTTCACCTGGCTTCTTAGGAAGGAAGTCTGGTAAGTTAAACAAACCATTTGTTTCAATGGCTTTCATTTCAGCATCCGATAATGGACGCTCACGTCTTGCCCAACTTGAAGTTGAGTAATCTGCGTATCCGCCTTTTGTAGTTTTATTCAGACGAAAGTCTACACCAGCAGTATAATCTGTTGGTAACTCTTCCATGTCAGGATCCATAAGAGCCTGTTTGATGATTTGGAAAATCTGTGGACCAATAATAAAACGTCTAATTGGATTTTCAGGAGTTGTATCGTCGCTTAATGCGTTCTCAGTTACAAATCCTTGGAAGATATATGATCTCTTCTTCCAATATTTTCGACCCATGTCTTCAAGACTTGCGTCTTTAAACCAGCCACGAACTTCGTTAAGAATTTCACAGCTATCACCATACATTTCCATACAAGGAACTTGTACTTGTACAGGACGAGAATCAGTCTCACCCTTTACACCTGCGAAAGGCAGTTTGATCATCAAACGTTCTTTCCAGAAAAATGTGTTGGATTCGTCACCATCAGGAAGGAAACGAAGCGTTGAGCTTTCGCTTTCTTTCATATTCCAGAATGGAAAAATTGCGTTGTCCCCGCCGGAGCTTTGTGAACCACTTGTGCGTGATTCTTGTTCTTTCAGTTTAGCTCTGATTTCTGCTAATGTTGCCATAATAAGCCTCCTTTAAATTAGCCTTTGTATTGTGCCTAAAAGTGTAGCACATAAACATATACTACACGATATTATTTATAAAGTCAAGTGTTTTTTTGCTTTATTTGTGGTTTTTGGTTATCTTAGTCCAGCAAGGTGTTGGATTCTAGCCATTTCTTCATCTTGACCTGATAATAGTTCTTCAATCATTTGGCCTGCTTCCCTAACAGCTTTCTCTCCGTACTTCTTTTGTACCGCTGTCAATACTGCTGTCTCGCCTTTTGGAAAAGCATTTTGAGTATAATCATACATGCTTTTAACAAATTCGTCTAAAGGTGTTTCTTTAGGAGCCTTTAGTTCGTCTCCTTGCCCTTTTGGACTTATGTCTATAGTTGTAGAATCTTTATCATCACCTTCTTGTGGAACCGGCTCTTTATCTTTGCCAAATAGTTTCTGTGCTACTTTGTAACCACCTAGTGCCACAGCCGCTACCACCGCCGCTGGTAAAGCATATTGTTTACCAATCGCCGCTAATTGATCTAAATTAGGTACGTTTGGCATCATTCCTTTTAAGTCATCTGCTGTCTGGACCACTTTATCACCAACTTTATCAATAGCATCTTTAGCTTTATCCATTACTTCGCCAGCACCGTCAACTGCTCCTTTAATAGCTTTTCCAGTATCATATGCGCCTTTGACAGCACTTCTACCAGTGTCTGTACCTGCTACTCCTGTTGCTACTGTCGCTTTTACCGGATTACGTTTAGCCCAATTCATAATAGCTTTGGCACCTTTTGTACCTCCTTTAATTGCTAAAGGAGTAAGCACTCTTGCCGCTGTTGTTGCCGCTGGAATCAATAAAGGAAGAAACGCAAATTCGTCAAGCTGTGCTTCTTTTACATCGCTTTCACCAACATAGTCTTGGATAAGTGCGTCAACATCTCCGCCGGCAAATGTAAGCATTCTACTAAACCTTTTTTGATCCATGTTCATCATTACACGAAGAGCATCTTCACCTTTGGTTTTGTATATTTTCATCAACTGATCAGCTGTTGGCTTATCGCCTTCATTAGTTTGGCTATCAGCTAATAATTTTGCCGCTGTTGCTTTATTCATCTTTGTAGGATGTTTCTTACCTGATCCTGCTGGATATTCAAATTCTTTTTCACCCTTTGCCGCCGCATTCGCCGCCGCCATTTTAAAATCTTCAAATGCTTGTTCTTCTGCTGTCATGGGTGCTTCTTGATTGAACTTTGCTCCATTTACAATAGCATCAGCTTGAGGTTCAAAACTATATTGATCTTCTCCAAAGTCGCTATCATCACGATAATCTTCATCATTTACTTTATCCCAAATATCAACATTGCGTTCGCCGTGTTTCAGCATAAATTCTCTACGGTCCATGTCCTGGGCATCATCTTCCATGTCCATCATGTATCCTTTTACTTTACCTTCATCGATTAAATCTTCAGGTCCAAGGTCTTGTACTTTGTTTGCTTCACTTACTAATCTATAAATGTACGGAAAGACACCTTTGAGCTCTTCGTTAAACTGTCTAATAGTAAGTTCATCAATCCAGCTATTTGAAACATCTTCTGGAACTTCTTCAAGCACGGTATTGTCGAAGTTGTCGAATGCTTCTTTATATTTTGCTTTTGACTGTAACGCATGTGTCGATTTCTTTACGGCCTCGATTCTTTCATTTACAACGTCCATATAACCAGCAAGTCCTTCAGCCATTACACTTGAGCGATTCATGTAAGTTTTGAATTTGCGTAGTTTTGAAAGTTCTTCGGATAGTCCAATGATGTGTTTACCAAAGTCATCATATGGTGTTCCGCCTTCAGCAACGTGCATTGACATTGCCCTTGCTCCGTTTAAGTGTTTCATAGGATACTTAAATCTTTCTCCTGATTCACTTTCAATGTAAATCCCAGCAATGTCTCTTGTTCTACCTGCTGGTTGTTCTCGATTGATCTGCTGTGAATGCTTCACAATCATTTTAGCTGAACCAATGTCTTGAAAACTGGTTCTGCTTGTTCCGTATAGTTTCGATTCGCTCATTTGTTTCTCCGTGCTTAGATATTCATAATCTCTTTTGTCTAAACTGTTTTTTGTAATATCTCTTGTATCAAAGTTTAACATTCTTTTTTTAGCAAATGTTCTAAGTTCTTTTAAAAAACTAAACCAATTGCTCTTTAAACTAGCATCATTAGAATCAAACAGTTTATTGCTAAACATTACAGCAATTCCATCTTCATCTAAACTAATACTTACTTTTTTTCCTGGTTGGAAATCAAATTCAAAGAATCTGCCCTGGGCAGGCATATTAGTTATAGTTGCTTCATTATCACCAACTGTAACTGAAGGATATCTTCCTCTGATCTTGTTAAAAAGTTCGTCTGCTATGTATTCAAGGTTTTTCATATTAATATTTATCCTAAACCGCCTGTAACGTAGATAGGCATAGGTGGTTCAAATACCTCTTCTCCGTCTGCTTGACTGAAGGAATTGTAAATCCTTGGATCCCAGTCCTTTAAAACAGCCATCATTCTTAGTGCTAATAGTGTAGCACTTACTAAATCGTCTGTTTGTCCTACTTTAGCCCTAAAGCTAGTGCCAGTAGCAACATAATTTTTAAGTTCTGTTATTAAAGCCGCACTATTCAGCTTAATTTTATCGTTTTCAATCATTGTTTTTAATCTACTACATGCGGTAATTTTTGTACCATGTGTAGTGTTAAATCCTTTTCTAAATTTTCTTACGTGTCCTTTTCGCATAGGTTCACTTATAAACAAGCCTGGAATATTCTCTTCACCGTAATCATTTATTACAATTAGAGCCGCTTCTCCTATAGCGTTGTTCTCTACGCTCCAGTATATATTAGTACCTTGGTTCTTACACTTGTCTTTTAGATGCTGACATATATCCTTCAATATTCTAATTTGAGCAGGTATAGGTGTTTCATTATGTCGCCATTCCGCTACTTGTTTGTAGCTAGGAACTTCATAAACTTGAATAGCCGCGAAGTCTCCTCCTGTACCCATACTAGGATCAAGTGCTACAACATAGTTTTCTGATCCGTTTATTTCTTCATACCACCTAGTTTGACCCATATTCATCTTAGGTTTCTTTGGTTCTAATGTAGAAAGTTTTATAGAGTTAATTAAAGTTTCGTCATAAACTAAAAATTCACAACCATATTCTCTTCTAAATCTTTCCTCACCAATTCTACCTATTTCTGCTTCACGCCATTTATCATCTCTATCTGGGTGTTCGTTCCATTTAGCAGTAAATCCATGAAAGCCGTTTATACCAACTGTTTGCTCATTTCCATTAGCATCAAATTTATTTTGACTTTCTTTCCAAATTATAGCAAACGTGTCTTCATCAGAATTAGGTGTACTTGTAATAATAGCACGACCACCTGTTGCTAGTGTAGGTGAAATAGATGTCCAAAATTCATCTGCGATACTAGGACTTACAAACGCAAACTCATCACAGTATAGTAAAGATATTGACATACCTCTTCCTGTGTTACCTGTTGTAGTAGCACTAACAATTCTACTGCCATTTTCAAATTCCATTGACCCTTTGTTGTAGTTTGTTACACCTGCCCTAATAAAATCAGGACATAATTCATAACCGTATCTTATACGTTGCATTATTTCTTGGGCACCTGTATATTTGTGTGCGGCAATTAATATTGTTTGATCTGGATGAAACATAGCATACCATAACAAGTAACCTGCGGCAGTAGTTGTCTTTCCGCTTTGCCTTGGTAGCATGTTGATATTAAATCTATGATCGTGATAACTGTTTAGTAGCTTTTGTTGGTATTCATATGGTGAAAACAACATCTTTCCAGCAACAGGATGTTGTATGTTAAAAAACTTTTCACAAAAATAAAGATATCCTGTTTCAGGTTGCGTACAGGATTGTAAATCAGCGATTTGCTGTTCAGTAAATGTTTCACGTGTATTGGCTTTTTTTGTTAATACGCCATCTAAACTTTTAACCATAGTAAACTATTTACTCAAAAAAATAGACTCCGGAGAGCCTATTTGATTCGCAAAGTTTTGGGGGAATTATATTATGCCGTCGCCTGTAATAGCATCACCTGCTAAGCCGCCTAATGTGCCTCCAATGATAGTACCCACAGGTCCTGGAGCTACCATGTTTCCTAATACGGAGCCACCATATGCTCCAGCGGCACCGCCTAATGCTCCAGCTTTTAGATCAACATCATCTGGATCATCATCTTTTCCTGGATTTTTAGGATCGTCTATTTGTGCGGCCGATATTGGCTTTGTGTTAATGCCCATATTGTTCATTAATTTCATTAATTCACCAACTTCGTCGCAATGGTCAGCTGTCATAGAAACATTCATTGTAGCTTGTTCATTGACTGGTGTATTAATAGAGTCAATCTTATCTAAAAGATCACGCATTTTCATTACATTTTACCCATGTGTGGATAGTCGCTATCGTCGGCACCGTCTAAAATATCAATAGCATCTTGTGCCTTAGACATACTTTGGTTCATACCGCCATCAGCATCATCACCAACGTCCTCAGGTTCAATTCCTCTTAGAGCCTTGAATGCATTGATATAAACTTTATCACCGGATTTTTTAACCATATCAAACATGCTGTTTAACTCATCAAGGATGTAATCGTACCTATGCTTTCCGTCTTTAATTTCCTGTGCAAACACAAACAATTGATCACCAATTTCTCCATGTTCTTTACCAAAGTGACCTTCAGGTACTTGGTATTCCTTATACAAGCCGGCAAGCTCTTCCTTAATTTTATCTGCTAGGTTCATTGGATTATCTCCACCTGCTACCTTTGGATAAGATTTTTTAGATTTATTTAGATCATTTCCGCTTTTAATAACGTCTGTATACGGAGCATAATCTTCATCTGGAGAATTAGCGTAATCGCCTTCGTTTTCAACATCGTCTCCTAGTGACTGACCAACTAATGCTCCTCCAACTAGTCCAGCTGGACCACCTAATGCTCCACCTATGCCTGCAGTACCTAAAGTTGTCAATGCTTTTCCAATACCTGCTTTAAGATCCATGTCTCCTGGTACATCATCTTTACCTGGAATACTTGGGTTGTCATATTTTGGACCTACTGCCGCTCTAAATTTATCAATATCTTTTCTCATTGGCATAGGCATATCTGATGCTACTGGTTTAGCATTCATACCAGCATTTTTCATCATTGACATTAACTGTCCAACTTGTCCAGCATCATCAGCTGTCATTGAAATGTTCATTGATGCTGACTCGTTAATTTTTTGTTTTTTTGCTTTTGCTTGATCCTCTATGTTTGTCATCTGTTGGATCATATCTTTCATGTTCATGTTACTTACTCCCTATAGGTGATTTTGTTCCAATATTGTCGCCTATATCCTTACTTTCAGGCGCTGGTTTTACATCAGCTATTGGACTGTTTTCTGTTTCTTTTCTAGCCGTCTCTAGTTCTTTCAAAAGACCCATAACTCTTTCACCACCAACAGTTTCTTGTGCTTTAGGATCTGCTTGACCCATGTCTGTCGTATCAAGTTTTGGTGTGTAAGGATTTTCTTCTTTTTGCGATTGGTACTCTATAGCAGGATCATTTTCTGTTCTAACTACTATATGAGCTCGCTCAATGTTCGTACAATGTGGAATATATTCTGATAAAACTTGTGGTGTTGTTGGATAATTGACTGCTACTTCATAGTATGTAACTTCACTATTAGAAAGTTGTGGAAAATCTAATGGTTTTTCCTGTATTGGAGTCTTTTTTCCAGGGCTCATTGATACAACACTAAATCGTTGTAAAGCTGATTCCATCGAATCAGCAAACCCTTCAGGTAGCTCACCTGCTACACCGATTGAAAATTTATATTCTTTTTTTGCTTCTGTAAGGTATTTTTCAAACATATTCCCGTCCTTATAAATTATTTATCCATATTCTTAAGTTTTTCCAGCAAACTATTACGGTCTGTAACTATATAGCCCTCTCCTTGGACTATTGATTCTCCATCCGGTTTGCCGTCTTTATCAAGTTTTTCTTTTCTAAGTTGTAATTCAACCATTTTTAGTTTTTTATCTAGCTTTGCTACTTTGGAGTCTAAATTGGTTTTTAGCATTTGACCAGCTACTTCAAATACTCTACCAGAATATCTTGACTCAACGTTCATACCCAAGTCCATTAGGTCTTCGTATGCTTCCATTGACTTTTCAGATACTTCATTTAGTTCCTTATCAGCCATTTCGCCCAGCCCTTTTACTTGGGGCAAAGCCGCTGAAATCTTGTCCATCTCTGCTATGTCACGTAAAGTATCATTCTGTTGTTGAATGACTTCGTGTTTTTCTTTGTCTTTTTCCTGTTTGATTAACTCTTTTGAATCAGGTAAATCTAACAGTTCTTCTAATTTTTTACTCATAGCTTAAATCCATTATATGCTAGTATTATTTATCACTTACGTTTACCCTGATGGAACAATTCCATTTCAGTGATTACCCTAAATTTTATCCCTTTGGATTTGGCATATTTGTTAGCGGCTTCCCACTTTGCCATATTTAGTACGTATGATGCTTGATTTTGTTTATTCTTTCCAACGCTTTCTCGCATTGCTTGAGAACTGGGTTTGATCTCAATTAGTTCTACCTTTGCTCTGCCTTTTTTATCTTTATATTGAATAAAAAAGTCTGGTACATATACAGTGGGTTTACCAGTCAAAGGACTTCTATAAGGAATCTTAATTGCTTCACTTGCCCATGATCCTATGGCAGGGTTTTCGTCACAAAATTTCATAAAATGGAATTCCCAACTTGACCTATAAGTAGGAGATTTATTACCTACATACTTGTCTGGATGTTTAAGTGTAAATTTACCCTGGGCCCAACGCTTCATTGGTTACCCCATGATGTTTCTTGATTCTGTAGGCTTACGTGTATCGGTTACTCTATATCCTAGAGTACTTACTTTTTGTCTATTAAAATTTAATACTTGCGTTACAGTATAACTTAACTGTAATTTATCTAAGCCTTTTAATGTGTCTAAAAGTTCAAAAACTTTTACACCATCTATTTTAGCTTGTTGAAGAATTACTGTTCCTGTGCTTATTGCCGCGGCTTTGTCAAACCCTTTGTTCTCTAAAAATCCAATTACAGCATCTACATCGTTGCTTGGAAAAGCAAGTTCTTTTCCATAATAACTATTGAAATACCTTTTGACAGTTGTTGCTGAATCTCTATTGTCAGGTTTTCTAGGTAAGTTTGCTTCAGCCATTATTTCTCCTAAGGCCCTATGTAGTTAGGGTCGTCATATCCTGGACCGTTTGTTCCACTAGCATCTGGAGAAGACTTAGATGAAATTGCTCCACTAGATGATGCGTTACTAAAAGCCTTTGCTCCTGCCATTGCTAAACCAGCCAATGCTAAGGTACTGGCGCCACCTCCGCCACCTCCGCCTTTAGGAAAAGCTACTCCTGCCACTCCACTTACATCTATTCCTGATGCTTGACCAATGGCATCTAAACCTTCACCTATTAATTCTCCGGTTATCCCTGCCTTTGATAAGTTGCCTAAGTTTTGAGCTGAGTTTGCCGCACGTAATACCGTTCCAAAATCAACAGTACCGCCTTGTATATCAGCAAGTACAGAACCTGCTCCTGCTAACACACCACCAGCACCTAATAAACTAGAAGCGCCTCCTCCTGATAAAGAATTAGGACTAGGACTTTTATCATAATGTTCTACACCAAATCCCTTAGGACCTGCTTTACCAACTGGACCTCTACTGTAATGAACTGTTTCATATTCTAAAACCATTTGGTTAGCAACAGGAGTTTGGCCATCACTGTTATCCATAGTATCATGCGACCAACTTGAAATAATTGGATTAATAAGTGTCATTGCTGTATATCTTTTTCTTGACAATTGATATATCGTAATATTGTTAAAGAAAGGAGCAAAACTATCGTTGTCAAAACCGTATCTATACATTTTATCGCCGTATGCTTGACCTCTATTGTATGCGGCATGATTATGATATTCTTTGATTGTTGGATCTGGTGCTCCTGCTGGCATTACCTTTGAATATTGTCCATCTCGAAAATAGTATCTATAGTAGGCTTCCCACATAGCAGTTGTTACACCAAAAGCATCATCATGAAATGTAACTGTAATAGGTTGATAATCTATTCTTTTTTGTACAACTCTTTTTCTATTGTATTGATGTTTTACGTCCACCTGCACATTATAACGAGGAAGGTCAACTGATTTAACAAGCATGTTTAGTTCGTTAATATGTTTTTGTGCAAGTTGCGGTATTACAGAAGCCGCTTCTCTGTTTATATCTATTGATACATGATAAAGAAATTTTACTTTAGGCGAAAGTCTATGACTATCATCAACGTATAGTCTAGCACCATGTTGATAATCCGCTAGGTTACCTTTTGGGTTCAACGCCCCTGATGCTATATTATCTAAAAAACCATTTAAAAAGTTTGCCATACTAATATTTATCTTATAGAATTAACTATGTATTTAATAAGATCAGCAACCTACGCCAAATACGTCTATTTCTTCATTATCTTTAGCCATAGATTTGATTTCAAGTACATTGAAATTAGGATCTTCTACAAAAAATGTTTCTTGTTGGTATTCAGTGTTCTCAAATCTTATATACGGCGAATCTAAAAAGCCACCATTAGCTAATACTTTTTCTTTTACAACATGGAAGTCATCATATGCTAAATGTATGCCAAAATGTGGAACACAAACTTCTCCCATATCGACACTATGTCTTTCTCTTTCAGGACCTTTACTTTGTCTAGGGGTTGTTGAATGTAGAGTCAACTCGTTACCCCAAAAATCAATGTCCTGCCATTTTCCTTCTTCTGCCATATCCAACTCACAACCTAGTACTTCCTGGTACCAAGGCACAGTGATAGATAAGTCGCCACCTTCAATGGCTAAATGAAATCTGTTACTCAATGGAATCTCCTTTAGAATTTTTTTTGCTACTTGTAGATATTTAGTTTTAGGTCATAAAAAAAGGGCCCCGGAAGGCCCTTTTTTGAATACTTTTTTAAATTAAATATTAACCGTTTCCACCGCCTGTAATAGCTGTGTTAACTGTTCTACCAATTGCTGTTCCTATACCTGTACCTTGTGGTGTTTGTATAGCATTGTCGTATCTAATTGTAAGTGTAACAGTAACTGGTGCTGATTCAGCATAGTTTAATGTATTATAGTTAGCACTCTCAACATAACATCCGTATAGTTCAAATGTCTCTAGTACTGATGGAGCATTAGCACCGTTACCACCATCGAGTATTTCCATTCTGGTAACGAATTTGTAATCGCTTCCTGACGCCGCACTTGACATTTCAAAGAAGTCTAACTGTTTCTGTAATTGTTCACCGACAAATTTTTGTACGTTGTTGCTTACATCTTCACGTAAAGTTAAAGTAATAGGCTCCCAAGTATGTTTACCTGCTAGGTATACTCTTGAGTTGTAAATGTCAACAGTCATTTGATCGAAACTTACGTTTGGTCTAGTTATGTCCATTACCTGTTTTGTTAATTCAGTTGTTGGACTTGATACTCCAAAATTTTCTAGCGATACCCTAAAACGGTATGCTAATTTTGGCATCAATAACCCTTGGTTAGATGCACTCGCGTTACTATCTAAGGGTACTGTTAACTTTGAAAGTGTTGAAATTGCCATTCTATATGCTCCTATTACTTTTATTTATCATATTATAGTCCTGCTATTTCACCTGTATTTTTAAGTCTCAATGGAATGTATATAAACTCCACTGCTTTTACTGGCTCTATAGCTATATCTACATAAAGTTCATTTCTATCAATTCTAGATGGTGTGTTGTTTGATTCATCACACACAACTAGGAAGTCATATAATGCTCTTTGTGAAACAAGTTCTAACATTAAACTATCAACTTGTGCCTTGATCTCATCACGTGTAATCTTATCATTAGGTTCAAAGATGTAAGGCTTAGCAAGTTTCTTAAGTTGTGATCTCAAGTAAATTACTAAACGTGCTACGTTGATTCTATCTAACGCACTAGCATTTCTTGCTCTAGTTTTTTGTCCGAAGTTAACTAATCCTGCTCCTGTTAAGAACGTAATTGGATTGATGTTTAAAGAATACAATGTATCTCTTTGACCTTCGTTCAATGCTATTGATTTAAATTCTCCTTCAGCATCAACAAATCCTGCCGCACTAGCGTTTGTAATGCCACCGCGTCTTGTTCCTGCTGGAGCAAACCATGGAAACGATACTTGATCACTTAATGCAAAAGTTCTCATTATAGCATGACTTGGTGGAACAACAACATTATTTCCGGCATTGTCACTTGTGAATAAGCTAGGATAAAATACTCCTAAGTATTCATCTCTTGAAACAAGTCCATCGTCGTTATCTTCAACAGCAAGAGCAGTATTATTACCCCAGTTGTTTAAAGTTGTTCCATCTGATTTTAATCTAAATGGTGAGTCACCAATAATAAATGCTGTTAAGCCTCTATCATTGTTAAGTGAAATCATTTCACCTATTAGTTCTGGATAACCTGGAGTAGCCATTACGTTGAATAGTCTTGATTCATCGTCTCTAATCTCTTGGTTACTATTAACTAGTGATTGTAATGCTTGTATTACAACTTTACGTTGTGCTTTACGACCAAAGCTACCTTTACCGTTTGGTTGGTTAGCTGACTCAGTTACCCATCTGTGTGGATAATAAGTAGCCATGCTCTCGTCATTTTTTCTAACGTTTTTAGCTGTTAAGTCTACATAGTTTCTAACGAATTTTTTAACATTGAATCCGCTTCTACGTAAGTTCCATAACAACATGCCTTTTGGATAAAGTGCTGGATCCGGAGCATCAAAGTCTAAAAAGTCACTTACTAATAATTCAGCAATAGTTCCTTTAGGTGCTTCTCCATTTGTTCCGTTTGTTCCACCAGTTGTTCCATATCTAGCATCAGCAAATAAAATACCATCTTCAGTAGTTTGATCACCTTCATCTACAGCAAGCCATTTTTGAAGATCTGCGTTGTATTTGTAAACTTCTGGATAGCTTTCTAAGTCTGCTGTACTAATCCAAAGATCACCTGTTACCAATGGTGTAGTATCTGATTGTTGTGTAGGTTCTGTAGCACTTACTATTGGACCTGCTGGATCTGCTGAAGAGTATACGTTTGCGTAACCTTTCCAAGTAGTTCCATCGTGTACCAACATGTCAACTTCGTCAACAATTGAACTGTACCATAATCTACCGTTTGTTGTTAATGATGTTGGAGCATTTGGTCCAGCATTGTAAGTTAAAATTTTCCAATTTGTAGCATGGAAATCATAAGCACTATCACCTGTTGGTGCTGTGTAAAGATTCGCTGTTCCTAATTTTGTGCTGTAGTTGTAAGCACTAAATCCTGCGTTTTGGAAAGCATTGTCTGTATCTTTAATACGCATTTCACCACCATCATTGTGTGAAATAACAAGTCTATTACTTGCGTCTACACTTGCTTGTATATTTGTAAAGCCATGTGCGTTAATTGCGTCAGCAAATAAGTCAGCATCTGATGTAGCACCAGTTGCCGTAAATGCTAAAGCTACGCCTGCGTCTAAAGCCGCTTGGTTTACTTTACTTTCACCTAATGTAAAATTAAAAGTTCCTGCCGCAAAAGTACTTGCCGTAATTGCGTTTGAAGTAATAGTAGTTGATCCTGAAGCATTTCTAGCAAAAATTGTAAAATCAAATTCTTCATTTTCTGCTATTGTTGTATGTGCTTGAATATATGTAGCACCTACCGCAAGATTAATTCCACCACCTGCTTTATCTAAATTAAATAAAGCCGCTTCGTTTGTTTTGTAAACTGGAGCAGACTGATCTACCCATAGTTTAGTAGTTGTGTTGTATACTTTAACTTTGTAATTAGCACCCAAGTTAGCATCTGTAGTTTTAAACCAAACAGAACCTGAAGGTCTTGTTTTTGTATCTGCAGTCTTGAACGCTGGAACAGCCGTATGTGGAGCAATTTCTAACGCAGGAGCAAAGTAAGTTCCTGCTGTGATACCTAAGTCTGCTAACAATGTACCAGTTTGTCCAGCCGCGATAGAAATGGCGCCATCGTCGTCTGTTGAACCGTCAGTTGTTGAGCTTCCGTCACTGTAGATATAAAGTTTTCCGTCTACGCTCTTAGCACTTACACCTGTAATTGCCGCATTAGTAATCGCTGTTACCATGTTAGCAACAGATGTCCCTGAAATTGATACAGTTGATCCGTTAATTATAATTGATTGACCAGTTGACAAAGTTGGATTAGCAGTTGATCCTTGTATTGTTGGCCAACTTTTTACCCAATCTGATGATCCAACTTTTACCCAAGCACCGTCTGTGTTCTTGTAGTAAACTTTGTTAATTGTAGTTGTTGTAACAACAGCATAACCGCCTACTTGCCCTACTGAACCTTTTGGTATACCTGTAATAGATTCACCTACTAAATTTGTTTTAGATGTGATTACTGTTGGAACTTTATTTGTAAATGCTTGTCCGCCTGTTACAGTTACAGCATTTCCGTTCCATTCAAAAATTCCGTATTTTGTTAAAGCAGTATCAAACCAAAATGTTCCGTTTGCTGGTGCCGCCGCTGGCGCACTTGAACTTGGTGAAATTTCATTTAGGTCTATGTCGGCTCTTGTTACAAAAGCTCTGTTCGCAACACCTAAGAAAGAATAAGCCGCTTGTAAACCATACTCGTTTAATTCGCCGCCGTTAATTGGATTGTTGTTGTTATCTGTTTCAAAGACTGGATCTCCGAACTTATCAGATAAGTCTCTTTGTGATGTAATAAGTTGTGGTACTCCAGCATTTGCTTTTGTAGTTCCACTAGCTGTTCCTGTCCCTGCCGCGTTTGTTTTATCTTGTCTAGATGCAACAAAAACCATAGGAGTCATTCCCGGTTCAGCTGGGGTGTAAAAACTTTCGTCTATAACACTAACATTTACACCTGGTGATATTAATGATGCCATTTTGTTCTCCTGTATATCAACTGTTGTATGTATTTAGTCATCTTAATAAAAATATACCAAGAAATAACATAATAAAAGGGGGCAAAAAGGTATGGTAAATACAGTATGCGTCCTTTATGTTCATATTGTAAACAAAGACCTGCCGCAATAAATTATAAAAAAGCCGGCAAGACTTATTACAGGAGACAATGTGAGACTTGCTTACACAATGGCAAGGAGCATGGTATACCTAGTTGGTTTAAGGCTGGTTATAGGATGAAACAAGAATGTGATAAGTGTGGATTCAAAGGCCACCCTGAGCAATATAATGTATATCATATTGATGGTAATTTAGTGAATACACACTACAGTAATTTAAAAACTATATGTGCTAATTGCCAGAGGCTTTTGCAGAAAAAAGGCGTAAAGTGGAAGCAAGGCGACCTCGTACCTGATTTTTAAGATCTTCTATAGTACCTTCATTGTAGATATTATGTTCAAATGCTGTTTTTGCCCAACGCCATTCGCTAGGATGTATGTCCACAGGTTCTATATCTAAGTCTACATATTGCCTAAACCACAAAGGATCAGGACCACGTTTGACACACCATACCTTACCACTCATTCCTTGGATAATTTCTGATTCATTTGAAAACCTAACATCCGGAATAACAAAATTTTTATCTGGATTATCTAAAATTTTTTTACGTACAAAACTTACCCAGATTCCATCAAAGAATCCGTTACGCATACAGTCAGTGCCAAATTCTTGTAGAACTAATCTTGGTGTAATTTTTCTACCAGTTTCTTTGGTCCAAAAACTATCTTCTTGCTCACGCCATACCCTGCTTTCAGGAGTTTCGCCTTCTAGCATATCTCTATCCCAGTCAAACATTGTAGCAACAGCATCTTTCAGCTTGTCGGCAAAACTTATTTTAACAAATTTGTGATCATCAACCAGGATGTCAGCAACAGTACCTTTACCACTTCCAATGAGTCCACATAAACCAATAATCATAGCGAGTCCTTATGTAATAGTAGTTATTGTAACTGAAAAGTTTTAGTTTGTCAAGTGGAATTTAACCAATAGTAAAGGCGTAACCAGCGCCGCCACCAACCTGTGTGGCTACTTCTGCTTCTAGCTTTTCAATTTCTGACTGTGCTTCTGTTTTTAAAGCATCACCATTCATTGAAGATCCGCCCTGTGGTCCAGCTATCGTAGCAAACTTTGAACGAGCTTCACCAAGCATGTACTTACATTTTGCGAGTGTATAATCTTTAATCCACTGTTGGGCTAGGTAATCATCTAATAACTCAAAGTCTGGTCTATAGTTGTAAGCATAAAGAAGTATTTCTTCATCTGATCGAGGACGTTGTAAAATAGATAATTTCTTTGTAACAGTATTCCATTTGAATTCAATAAAGGAACCAAACATTCTACCAACCAATTCTTGGTATCCTGCAAAAGCATTATAAGTTGCTAACCCGCCCATATTAGAACTAGCTAAAAGATATGTGTTTGTATACGCAAGGTTGAATGGTTCAAATAGTGTACCTCCGTCGCCACCACCTGATCTAGAACCAATACTTCTTCTAAATACCTGGCGTACTTCCATAACTTCTTGAGGTAGTGTATAATCATTTTGATCTATTACTAATGGTAAAAACATATAGGATTCTTCTACCGAATTATCTGAGCGTTGTCTGAACTTAGAAAGCGCCGCATTAAGAGCTGTTTCGTAATGATCTGGATCTAACTCAACATCAATCATGCCTCCACCTAAATTTAGCTCAACATACTTGAATACTTCTTGTTTTTTCGTTTTTAAATTAGTTGCCATATTCTTTCCTTGCTACAGTATTTATGCTCTGATAAATAGTTATGTTATGCCGAGACTCAGTTTATATAAACCCGAAAAAGGGAAAGATTATCAGTTTTTAGATAGGAACATTGAAGAGATGTTTACTATAGGTGGTACAGACGTATTTGTACACAAATACCTTGGTCCTAAAAATCCAGCCACAGGAGAAGCTACAGCAGGTACACCTGAATACAATGCTGTAAAAGAAACTAACATTCAAGACATGATATTTCTTGAAAATAGAGATAGAAAATATGATCCTAATGTTTACAGTATAAGAGGTATTTACAATGTAGCAGATATAGACTTTGATCTATCGCAATTTGGACTTTTCTTATCCCAAGATATTGTGTTTATGACAGTACCTATAAATTATACAGTAAAAGCTCTAGGTAGAAAAATTATGTCAGGCGATGTAATAGAATTACCGCATCTAAAGGATCCACATGCTTTAAATGATTTTGATTTAGCACTTAAAAGATTTTATGTTGTTGAAGATGTAAGTAGAGCAAGTGAAGGATTTACACAGACTTGGTACCCTCATTTATATAGAATTAAACTTAAACAGATAGTTGATTCACAGGAGTATAAAGATATACTTGATGCTAAAGCAGAAGAAGGAAGTGATAAGACACTTAGAGATTTACTTTCAACATATAACAAAGAAAAAGAAATCAATGATGCTGTAGTCAACCAAGCAGAAGCAGATGCTGGAAAAGCTGGATACGAAACAAATCACTTATACACCTTACAAGTTGATGATAGAGGTGTAACAGAACTAGTTACAACAGATACAAGCACACTTGATGCTAGTACACAAAATGAACTTGCTGATAGAATTCATCAAACTCCAGAAAGAGAAGGATATGAAGGTTATCTAATAGGAGATGGTATAGCTCCTAATGGTGAAGCATTTGGTAGTGGTATAGGTTTTCCAACAGGTAGTGTAAAAGGAGATTACTTCCTTAGAACAGACTTATTTCCTAACAGACTGTTTAGATATGATGGACAAAGGTGGGTAAAAATGGAAGATAATATTAGAGTTAATTTAAGTAACACTGATAGTAAACAAACACAAAGAAGTTCGTTTATTAATAACACAGCAACTTCAAGTATAGGTGGCGAAACAGTTAAAGAAAGACAGAGCTTATCAGACGCACTGAAAGCTAAACCGGATAACGAATAATGCAACATTTTTATGACGGACAAATAAGAAGATATATCACCCAATTAATTAGGCTTTTTAGTAACTTCAAATACAAAGACGGTGAAGGCAAAGAAGTACAAGTTCCTGTAATGTATGGTGATATGACTAGACAAGTCTCTAATATTATAAGAGATAACAGTGAAAACAAAATACCTTCTGCGCCAAGAATGGCAGTCTATATAACTGCGTTAGAGCAGGACAGAACAAGGACAGCAGATTCTAGTTATACAAGTAAAGTACATATTAGAGAAAGAGCGTATGACAATAATAATAAAGAATATTTAAACACACAAGGAAAAAATTATACTGTAGAAAGAATAATGCCTTCTCCGTATACATTAGCAGTGAATGTAGATATTTGGTCAACTAATACAGAAATGAAATTACAAATTATGGAACAACTTTTAATGTTGTTTAATCCAAGTTTAGAAATACAAACTACGGACAATTATGTTGATTGGTCAAGTTTGACTGTAGTCGAATTAACAAATTTAAACTTTTCAAGCAGAAGTATACCACAAGGTACTGAATCAGAAATAGACATTGCCAGTCTATCATTTTCTACTCCGATTTATATTAATCTCCCGGCAAAAGTTAAAAAATTAGGAGTCATCACAAATGTTATTATGAGTATTTTTGATGAAACAAAAGGAACAATTAATCTAGGCGCATCTATGCCTGAACTATCTGCTTATTCTGACACAGAAGCAAGTCAAGCTAAGACTGATCTACAAACAGGTAGAACAACCAAAGATGGTATTACAGTTACAGGTGGAAATTATAAAGATTATGATATTTTAGTTATGGGTACTACAGCACAAATTGTTGATAGAGGCAGAGTAGGAAGTATCGCTTGGGATCAAGTTATAGATCCACATCCTGGAGAATACAGAGCAGGATTATCGCAGATACAGATAAAAAGAAAATTACTTTCAGGAGAAAATACTACTATTAGTATAAACGGTGGTATTACAATAAATGAACTAGATAGAACTAAATTACAGATAGTATGGGATGAAGATACAATTCCTACCAATTCTAGTTTAAACAGTCCTAGTGGCAGAAACAATACAGGTAGTGTTGATTTTATTATAGATCCACAAAAGTACAATCCAAACTCAACAACAAAAGTTGCTGGTTTAAGACTTTTACTACTGGGTAAAATAAATGATAGTGCGAATGTAGGTGGATTAATGACATTTGGACAGGATCCTAGCGACGGCAGTAGTCAAGACCCATATGACGGTCCAGATGCTTGGAAAAATACAGACGGAAGTGACTTTGTAGCAGGTCAAAATGACGTAGTTGAATGGGACGGATCTAAATGGCATATTGTTTTTGATTCTAGCTCAGATGACGGAGCAACAACCAAATACTTAACTAACCTGAATACAGGCGTCCAATATAGGTGGACTGGTACAGAATGGATACTCAGCTGGGAAGGCGAGTATCAAAAAGGTACTTGGCGCCTAGCACTTTAAGATAATTATTTACATGAACAGTGAAATCACGTGTAGTGGAGCCTTATTCTATGCTTTAAAAACAAAGAGGTTTTTACTATTACACAGAACACAAAGCAAACAAAAGAATGTTTGGGGATTAGTAGGCGGAACCAATGGAAAAAATGAGTATCCTTGGCCTGCTCTACAACGGGAAATTACTGAAGAAATAGGAGCATTACCGAACATTTTAAAAACAATTCCATTAGAAACCTTTGTAAGTAGTGATCATAAATTTAGTTTTCATACATATCTTTGTGTTACTGCTGAAGAATTTTTACCTGATTTAAACGAAGAACACGACGGATATAGTTGGGTAAGTTTTGGTAAATGGCCTAAGCCGTTACACATGGGACTAAGAAATACACTACAAAATAAAACCAATCAAACAAAACTAAAAACAGTTTTTGACTTAATAGGATATTTAGAGAATGAAAAAAATTAAAAACATTACTATTGTAGGCGGCGGATCAGCGGCTTGGTTAGCGGCAACCTACATACAAAACAATTTTTGGGACCTACCAGTAACAGTCATAGATAAGGAAGTAGGTAATCCTATTGGAGTAGGCGAAGCGACTGTTTTAACTTTTCCTTCATTCCTACGACAATGTGGAATTAATTTGCCTCAATGGTTTCAAAATGTTGATGCTACATACAAGGCCGGTATTGATTTTCCAAACTGGGTAGAGCCAGGTAGAAAAATTTATCACCCATTCTTCTTAAATAGATCATATTTTGATTTGAAATGTACACAATATGATATCTGGGCACAAAAACAAGATTTAGATTTTAGAGAATATAGTGTTCCTAGTTATCAAAATACTATGATGAACAAGGTCGACATATTCAATGCTTTTGAAACGTTAGCATATCATATAGATGCTGGCAAACTTGTAACTGAGTTACAAAACATTTGTGCTAACACAGTAAACATCATCAAGAGCGATGTAGTCAAAGTAAATAAAGACCTAGATGGCTATATAACCAGCCTTGATCTAAAGAATGGTACAACACACCAGTCAGACTTTTACCTGGACTGTACGGGCTTCTTATCGCTGTTAAAAGACCAGAAAAAGGTGGAGTTACTGGATACAGGCAGGTTGTTTACCAACGCCGCAGTAGCAGGACATGTGCCATATGAAGACTTTGAAAAAGAGTGTGTGCCATACGTAAGTTGCCCTGCTGTGGACCATGGATGGATTTGGAAAATACCAACACAATCAAGAATTGGTTCTGGTATGGTATTCAACAGTAACATCACTGATCCAGAAGAAGCTAAAAAATATTTTTGTGAACATTGGAACAATAGAATAAAGCCGGAAGATTTAAAATTAATAGATTGGACACCGTACTATAGTGAAAACTTTTGGGAAAAGAATGTTGTATCAATTGGGTTAAGTGGAGGATTTATTGAACCACTAGAGTCAACAGGATTAGCCAGTATGACATATGGTGTACAAGAACTTGCTTTACATATTCCGCAGTACGCATATACAGAAAATTCAATAGACATGTATAACAAAACAATGATGTCATGGTATGGTGATGCTGTTGATTTCGTTGGTAGCCATTATGCTGATAGTAAATGGGACACAAAGTTTTGGAATTATGTTAAAGAAAAACATGTAAAATCTGAAAGACATTTATTTTATGAAGATTGGTTAAAAGATCCGCAAAGAACTTTTTATTCTGATGTGTCAAGTAAAACACTCTTTCATCCACAGAATTGGCAATTATGGTTAATACAAATGGGCTATCCAGCAAACGTTGACCTAAACAGGTTAAGTCCAATGCAGATAGATTTTGCTATGCAAGAATTTATGGGATCAGAAGAAATAAGAAATAAATTAAGCATCTCACATAAAGATGCTATAGAAACAACCAATATGGGTTATGATTGGTATGTAAGATGTCATAGTACAGGAGACTTTTAGTGGGAACATTTACTTTAGCAAGTGGTCTTGGACTTTTATTCTGCGGTATAGTAGCTATGGCTGTAATAGGGTTTACAGGCCTTTGGATAGTTAACAAATTTAAGGACGAAGACTAATGAAAATAGTTATAGTAGGAGGCGGAACTGCTGGATGGTTGGCCGCTTTAATGTGTTCAAAAATTAGATCAGAACATTCTGTTACTGTAATAGAAAGTAGCAAAATAGGTATTATTGGAGCAGGAGAAGGTAGCACAGGCTCTTTAACTAATATCGTACAAAATGAAATGCATAACTTAGGTTGTGTAGAAGAAGAATTTATTAAAGAATGCGATGCCACAATAAAATTAGGGATTAAACATATAGGTTGGAATCCTGATACAGTAAGCCATTATTATGGCCCTATAGATGGTTCTCCTACAAGCTATGATTCTACTGACTTAGTTTTCCAAAATGCGTTAGGATATAGAGAACAAAAACTTTTACATTTATCTACAGAGTTGGGCTACAAAATTCATCATAATAAAAATAGCTTTGTAGAAAATAATGGTAATCATGCTTATCACTTTGACGCACACAAAGTAGGAAAATATTTTAAAAGACTGTGTGACACCGTAAAGCATATTGATTCTGAAGTAGATGAAGTAATTTTACATCCTGAAACAGGATATATTAAAGAACTAAGATTAAGTAACGGTAAAACCGAAGCAGGTGATATGTTTATAGATGCTAGTGGCTTTGGACAAGTGCTTATGAAAGCATTAGGATCCAAATGGAAAAGCTACAAAGATAATTTACCAGTGAATAGTGCGTTACCTTTCCTGTTACCTTATGATGATAATGAAATAATTGAACCAGTGACAAATGCCTGGGCACAAAAAAACGGTTGGTGCTGGCAAATACCTACATTAAATAGAAGAGGATGTGGTTATGTGTTTTGTGATGACTTTGTTACACCTGAACAAGCACAAGATGAATTAGAAAAAACTATAGGGAAAAAAGTAGATCCTATTAGGCTTTTAAAGTTTGAAAGTGGTAGACAAGAAACTTTATGGATCAAAAATTGTTTATCAATAGGACTGTGTGCGGCCTTTGCTGAGCCGCTAGAAGCAACAAGTATACATACAACAATATTTCAATTAAAACATTTTGTATACGGTTGTATAGGCAGAGATATGGAGCAGACATGTAATGAAGGACAAGTAAATCATTACAACAATGTCAACGGACACTTGTACGATATCTTAAAAGATTTCTTAGTAGCTCATTATACCTGTGGCAGAAACGATACAGATTTTTGGAAGTATATTGACAGCGGAAAAACTACGACACCTTTTGTTAGAGACATGCATGAAGTAAGTAAACACCGAGTGCCTAATCAGTCTATGTTTCCTAGACAAGAAGGATCAGCAGGTTGGCCTTTGTGGAGTTACATATTAGCAGGTACTGGTAAGCTGACTGACGAAACTTGTAGAAAAGATTTAATGTACAATAATTCTACGTTGCTATCTGATAAAGCGTATGTACAACATATAGAAGAATTTGATTTGAAGACAAAAGATTTGCCAGATAACACAAAGTATATAAAGGATCATCAGTGATATTAGTTTACGGTGATATCATGCTAGACCGATGGATAGTTGGTAATGCTGACAGAATAAGTCCCGAAGCTCCAGTGCCAGTACTACTAGAAGAATCACAACATTTTAGTATAGGAGGAGCAGGCAATTTGGCTCTTAATATTCAATCTATCAATGGACAGGTTAAGCTATTTGGTAGTGTTGGACAAGATAAAGAAGGCTATAAATTAATAGAAATGATAGGCGATACAGATTTACAATCTCGATTAGCTAAAGATCATTTAGTTACTACAACCAAAACTAGACTTGTCGGTCAAAACGGACAACACATAGTACGTTGGGATAATGAACAAAAATACAATGGAACAAACGCATATGAAGAACTATTAGCAGAAGCTACAGTACATACATTAATCTGTATAAGTGATTACAACAAAGGAATTGTACAGAAAAATACAGTATCTGAACTTGTCTCAAAAGGTTGTAAAGTGATAGTAGATCCTAAACAAGATCCACATACATATACTGGTGCGTTTTTAGTAAAACCCAATATGAAAGAATATGTTGCTTGGTTTGGAGAATTTACAATTGAATCTGCTTTAAAAAATATGCGAGAATATAAATGGAATTGGTTAGTAGTTACAGATGGTGCTAACGGAATACACGTAATTAATACAGAAGGTGAATACAAACATTTTGTTGAACCTGTAAAAGAAGTTGCTGATGTTACAGGAGCAGGAGATACAGTTTTATCAGTAATTGCTTATGGAATTGAACACGGATTAAACATATTTGAATCTTGTAAACTTGCTTGTTTTGCCGCGGCTAGGATAGTAGAAAAACGCGGAGTAGCAGTGATTACACCAAAAGATTTGAGTACCGGAATAGTTTTTACAAACGGTGTTTTTGATATATTACATGTAGGACATTTAAAATTATTACGATATGCCAAAACTTTAGGAAGTAAATTAGTAGTTGGCATAAACAGTGATGTAAGTGTAAAAAGAATTAAGGGTGATACTCGACCAATAAACAACGAATTTGTTAGAAAACAAGCACTAGAAGAACTTGGATTCATTGATGAAGTTGTTATTTTTAATGAAGATACACCTTTAGAAACTATGGAGAAAGTACAGCCTGATATAATTGTCAAAGGTGGTGATTATATTCCAGAAACTGTTGTTGGAAATCATTTAGCTGAGGTTATAATATTCCCTACAATAGAAGGACATAGTACAACAAATATAATAGGAAAAATGAAACAATGAAAGTATTAGTCACAGGACATAAAGGTTTTATAGGAAGCCACATGGCACAATACCTTGTACATAAAGGGCATGAAGTAGAAGGATGGGACTGGGTAGAAAATGTTGTTCCTACAGTAGAACCATATGATTGGGTTATACATTGTGGAGCAATTTCGGACACAACAGAAAGAGATGTTGACAAAGTATGGAAACATAATTATGAATTTACGTTAAGACTTTTACAAATATGCGATCATTATGGAACAAACATACAACTTGCTAGTACAGCCGCAATATATGGACCTTTGAAGAAAGAAATGTTTAATGAAACTGACCCTGTATATCCACAAACTCCTTATGCTTGGAGCAAGTACCTAGTAGATAAATTTTTATTAGATAATGATCCTAATGAATTCAAAATGAACGTGCAGTCTTTTAGATACTTTAATGTTTATGGTCCTGGAGAAGGACATAAAAAAGATCAACAAAGTATGGTAAGCAAGTTTCAAGAACAAGCTTCATTAACTAATAAAATAAAGTTATTTAAGGACAGTCATTTATATAAAAGAGACCTAGTATCTGTGTATGACATTATTAAAATACATGAGGAAATGATGGCACAGGATGTAAGTGGTATCTTTAACTTAGGTACTGGCAAACCTGTAGACATTGAAACTGTTGCTAAACTGGTTGCTAAATTACATAAAGCAGAAATAGAATATATAGATATGCCAGATCACCTAAAGGGACAGTATCAGGAATACACCTGTGCTGATAATTCCAAGATACATAATACTATACCAATAAGACATTGGATTACTATACAAGAATACCTAAAGGATATTGTACATGACACAGAGACTTGAAGGCAGAGTTGAAAAAGGTTGGGGCTATGAATTGATATGGGCCACAAATGAAAAATACTGTGGCAAAATTATGGTATTTGAAAAACTAGGAGCCAAGTTTTCAATGCACTTTCATAAAGAAAAAGATGAATCATGGTTTGTTAATTCAGGCAGGTTTTTGCTAAGATGGATAGATACTAATACTGCTAAACTTCACGAACAAGAATTAAAGCCAGGCGACACATGGAGAAACCCACCGTTACAACCTCATCAATTAGTTTGTATGGAAAAGGGTAGTTCTATTACTGAAGTAAGTACTGCTGACTCAGTAGAAGATAATTACAGAGTATTTCCAGGTGATAGCCAAAGCGATAAGCCTGAGCCTACGCCTGAGCCTCTCCCCACTTAATAATTAAATTCGCTGTAGTTGCGGCGCCAGTTGTTTTATAGATATTAATTGCTAACACATCCGGTCCATTCGGGAAAGTACCTCTACCACCTAATGTAGTATTTGTAAGTTCTTTCAACAACATAAGATCAAGTGTTGATCTTTCACCTGGTGTAGCAATAAATGAAAATACTGTTTCACCTGGCTGTGCGTAAGGTGGTTGCTGGAACGTAAAGTTATATAAGTCTCCTGGCTGGAGTGTTCCGTTGAATGCGTTGTTAAACGACACTCTATAATATTCAATTCCGCCACTTCCTTGATTACCAAATAACAACGGACCTTCTACGTTTGATACATATGATCCTGATGGCATAGTAATATCACTTTGGTCAGTTGGGGCGCCACCTGAGTTACCAATCTCAGTACCTGATTTGGCTCCACCTGCGTCCCATGCTGTTTTTAAGAACAATGCTTGTGTGCTGTTAACAACATCTCCACCTTTTTCAAATGTCTGTGTTGCCGAGTTACTTGAGTTTGAATTTGAATTCTGTGAGAAGTAAACTAGATATCTTCCGTAAATACTTTGGTCAACAACCTGTTGAATTGAAGTTCCTGCTGGGAAGTATTCATTACCTCCTCCGTCTGCGTTTACAATGTCACCAACCGATAAGTTAGCCGCTTCCCAACTATCTGAAGTAAAGTAAGCGTAACTTCTATTTGTTCTAAATGACCACCATGGCATCAATGTAGCTGTAGTTGTAACCTTATTCATCACAGCAACTTGTGTGTAGGTAGCTGTATCACCTGAGTTCCAGTTAACTGAAGCACCTGATGCTACCTGAGCAAAACTTGGCTGTCCACCTTGTGCTAGGCCTGACAATCCAGTCCAACCAATATCATTTGGGTTGACAGGATAGTTCTGTGGATTTAGGATACCTTCAACAACAATACCACCTGTAATAACATTAGCATTGTTAGTTGGATCAACTCCATCTGAAGTCAACTCTAAACCTTGCATTAATAACTGAGCTCTGTTAAGTAGTTCTCTATCTCCTAGGTCACCAACGATAGCATTAGATACACTAGGTGCTAGTCTAATTAAAAACGCTGTACCTCTTGTAGTAGTAACATTGATTCCTGCTTCTGTATATGAGAAGATATATCCTCTATCTTCGTCAAAATTACCATCTGTAACAAACGCTGAACCCCAGTGTGATATAAGCGGAGTAATTGTATTACTGATTAATATAACACCTGTTCTAGCTGTGTGATCGTCTGGTGTTCCTGCTGAATACTGTCTAGTAGCACCTGCTTGGAAATTTTGTAGCGTAGTACCTCTTGTACAGTTAGTTAATGATTTTGTTGTATGATCAATAGTTGTGTAACTAATTAATTCGTTATCAATGTATACAGTACCTGAACTTGGAAAGAATTTTGACTCAACCAAAGGTATAGTAGTAACTGAAGGATTAATATCTGCCGCAAGTGATGTCATAGATCCTTCATTGGTTACTTCATAACGAACAGGTAAGTTACCTGATCTCATAAATGCTTCTGTGTTTACGTTTGAATTACGCATTCTGTGACAGAACACAAAGTTACCATCAGCACCTCTAACCATCCAGTCAATGAAACCAGCACCATACCAACTGTATTGGATACCAATCAT